GTTCAAAGTGAAGACGTAGTCAAAGCCTTCGTCACGAGTCGGAGCCTGGTGGCCCTTCAGCATTGAGAAGACGATGCTGCGCGGGATGCTCTTGCCCGTGGCCTTTGCCCGAGCGTCCAAGCGTTCCAGCAGGACCTTGTCGTCGACTTCGAAGTCAACGGCGACCGTGACGTGGCCGTCACCCTGCTTAGCCCACTTAAGCTTGTCAGACCGCGATTTGCGGGTCATGTTGGTCTGGTCGATGATGACGTTGCGCCCATCCTTGACGGCGCTCAAGACGGTCTCCTCCATGCAACGCTTCAGCGTCTTGAAGTTAATCTTGTCGAACGCCTGGCTGTAGGTCAGGTTGTTCAGCTGGGCATAGGCGTCGATCTGGTCATCTGTGCTGCCGATGGTGATATGAAACAGCTCCTGCAGCACCTTGATCAGTGACGACTTACCTGAAGCAGGCGCCCCCACCAGCACGATGAACAGGGGCTTGTCGCCCAGGTGTTTAAGCTCGCCGACGAGCTGTTGAAAGTTGACTTTCATGGAGACGGATTCCTGGTGGGAGAGCTTAGAAACCAGCGGCGAGCTGGAACTTTGTCAAAACATCCTCATATGTCTCAAAGACACATGCGCCGACATGGGCTGAACGCCGGCACGACCTTCTTGATCATGGGCATCATGATCTTCTTCAAAGCCGCGGGGAGGGTTGGAGCGTTCGGGTCAGCCATGGCCGAGATTATATCCTTGGTTCGCTCGACTTTACATTTATAGGACGGTAGGATCTAGCGCGGCTTGCAGCTCAGCGAGCGTGACCTTGGCCAAGAAGCGCTCATTCGGCTGTCCCTTCAGCGTTAGCATGAAGGCCGACACTTGGACATTGAGCTCCTCGTCGACAAACGGGACCTCTTCAGCGAAGTAGAGGTAGTTCAAGTTGACAACCTGCGGGTCGGTGACCACGACGGTATTGTTCTTGACTCGCAGCAGCTTGACTGATGGGTAGGTCGCTGAAACGGTGACGATGTCAAGCACGCCTGGCATCGAGCATGACGAGCCTGAGCCGATCCCTCCGGTGAAGTCAATAGCCCTGAGCTGGGCCTCGAACGCAGCCATCGGTGTCCGTGTGTAGAAGGTGTAGGACGGGTAGCCTACCAGCACGACACGTGAGACGACTTCGACCAGCTGAGTGACCTTGTTCTGCATCCCTACCGTATCAACAATCAGGATGTCCTCTTGGTTGATCAGCAGGGTCGACGTGCTTGCCAGGTCGGTGGAGAGCTTTTGAAGCTGAAGGTACTTAGCCATATTTCACCATCTCAAAGAATATGGGTGTCGCTGACTCAGGCCATTTCCACGGCCCGCCTTCATACAACCTGATCCACTTAGCCGGCGTCTTCCAACGCGCGCCCTCTTTAACAGCGGCAGCTTCATAGCGCACCGGCGTAAAAGTGTACGATATGTGAATCTGAATCTGATTTTGAATACCGACAAAGTACTCGCTGCCTACTTTGAGGTCACCGTGCTTGACTCTGGCTCCAAAGCTGTACCAGCGGTCATTAAAGCCAAGAGCCCAGTCACCTGTCTTTAGCAGCTTGAGCATACTGCTGCCGAAGCTTTTGCACTCTTCAAGTCGCCACCCGAGCGTATAACGTAAAATTTGACGTGTTAGTCTTAAGACATAGCGCTCATCAGTTGTACGCCAGCTATTGCCTCTGCTGTTAATGAGCACCGTGTCAGGGTCGCTATCATAGCTATGCACCCACGCTTCAACATGAGCCGTCCTGTTTTTAGGATTTCGTGCAATGATAAGAATGCCTCCGTCATACGGCGCAAGCTTGATATCGAGCAAGCCGTCGGATGCGTCGATGAACGCTTGCTGAAGCTTCAGAGCCTCGGCCCTTAGTTTGTTTGATTCGAGAAGGGTGACGAGTTTCATGCTGGCTTATTTAATAAATAGCCAATGCTGCTTTCAACACTATGCGAAACTGTCACAAACAAAGTCGCCGTGCGTGCGGTAATGTCAGCCGCTTTTACGAACATTGACGAAGGTGATGACTTTGTCATTGAAGCTGATGGCTCGATCAGCCCGATAAAGGACATCGGAGATCGAGCGATCACGCTACCTCAGCACTGGGAGGAGGCCAAGGTCAAGTTCAATGCCTGGCCAGGCCTAACTATTACCGTAACCAAAGGCAGCAAGCTCAAGTCATTAGCCAATCTACCTCCGCAGCTAAGAAACATTAAGCTATACGGTTGTGCAGGCTTAGCTAACATGGCTCATGGGCCACTCGAAGTTGAAAATTTAAAGCTTGTCGACTGTGGCATGACATCATTAACAGGCGCTCCGCTTGTCAATGATGAGCTGCAGCTGATCAACATGCACATGCTGACAACGCTGAAAGGTCTCGAAGACCACAAGCCTGCCGAGTTGCACATCAACAATTGCAATGGCTTGATTAGCCTCGAAAGCATGCCCAAAGAGCTGCATATGCTAGTAGTTGACGGGTGTGAGAAGCTCGAAGTAATTCGATTCCCGCGTACAACTGTAATGCAGGGTTCGGGACTACTCTTTGTCGGCGCGAATGAGGCTCACAAGCTCTCGCCTAGGCTGGTGCTCGTGCCAGGCTTGAGGCAAATTGTCTTTCAAGGCATCGGCTACCGCGACGACATCCTCAAGCTCTTTAACGAGCACCTACAGATAGAGAACAAGCGGCAGGCGTTCTTGAAGCTTCAGCACGCGCTGATCGACGCCAACATGAATCACATGGCTGATCAGTAACCGGCTAACGAACTTTCCCTGAGAGCTCAGGGATGCCAGCGAAGCGAGCGCGCAGCTCAGCTAGCGATGGAATTCGATTCAGCCTGGGCAGCAGCTGCGACCCCTCGTCAACCTTGAGCTTCCCTGCGGCGATCTGCTTCAGGGCAACCTCGCGCACCAGTTCGGGGTCATACACGTGTAGGAGCTCCTGGAGCCTGCGCATGGTGATCGGCTCGTAGAGCCTGCCGAAAGCGGCATTGATCGCGTCCGCTACTCGCTCGGCCTTATCCTTCAGGAGCTCGACATCGTCACGGCTGATCAAGCCATGGCTTGTGTCGAGCAGGACGTGGGTGACCTCATTTTCAAGACCTCCAGGCTCGTAGTTATATTCGCCGTCATAGCCAGAGGTGCCGCTCCACGGTGCAAACCTGATGCCCGTCTTGGCGACCTTCTTGCCGATGACGGTCATGATCTCGCCCGTCATGTCCAGCCTTTGATCTTCATTCAGGTTGCCCAAGCCCATGCCTGTCCGGTCAACGGTCATGTAGTAGTGCAGCGTGCGCTCGTTACCGCCGAAGCGCATCTGCTCGACACGCTTCATCGCCACGGCGCGGACAAACCGACGATAGTGCGGGTCATTCGCGTACATGTCATCATCGGCGTCGAGGTGCAGCTTTGTCGTGACCTTGCTGACGGTGAGCGTTTCATCGAGCAGCCTGTAAGCTGCAAGCGTACGCTTGTCTTTGGCTACGTCCTGAGCGATGTCTGTCCAGATGACCGGGTAGCCGACCCGCTTAATGAAGCGCGAGTTGACGATGCGGATTCGGTCACCCACGCGGATGACGGGTCGCTTGCTCTTGGTCATGGTGGGGCTATCTTGCCTTCGTAGTCACATTCGTCGATGAGCCAAGTTTGCAGCTTGAGGAAGTCGGTCTTGGGCATCTCAGCTTCGATCAGCCAGCGCAGCGCGCCCTACTTCGTCATTGGAGAGGTTGTCAGCGCCATCATGACCAACACATTGTTCGATAGCCTCTTCAACTTCATCGATGGTCTCTTCCCGGGTGCAATTGTTGCAAGGTGGGTAGGCGCCCGGGTCCTGACAACGACAGCCGCCGCGAGCCGAGCGAATGTAGTCGTAGATAATATCAGACAGCTCGCCGCTCATCGCCGCTTTCCCTTGCGCTCAACGGTCTCGCGAGTGCTCAGGTAGAACGCCGGGTCCTTGTCCTTGACCCACTCGATGAAGACCTGAATCGGCTCTTGGGCGCGCAGCTCATCCCATGTGTAAAACCGCTTCTCCAGCTCCTTTTCGGTGTAGGTGGCGTGGATCTTGCGGTGGCAGATCTTGTGGATGGGCTCCTGCACCTTGCCCTTACGAGACTTCGGCACCAGATGATGCCGGTCGATGTTCTCGAGGCCGAGCGTACGGTGGCAGAGCGGGCAGAGGTCAGTCACAGTTGGATTATATTCAGCGCCGAGACTAATGTAAACCGTGACACCAGCTTCGGAGGCACATCGCTCGTCAGGAACGCGTGCTCCCATTGCCACTTTGGTCGGGATGCTTGATGGTCGGCGTGGCTTTCACCACGCGGCCGTCTTCGATGTGGTTTCGCTCATATTTGCCCTTCACCGACCGACGATACCAGACGGTGGCGAGCCTCGGGTCATTGGAAGTCATCAGGATCCTTCCCGTAGGTTTCAAGGATGTAGCGCCAGACTGGATCGCTGGTGTAAGCCTTAAGCATGAGCTCCCAACCCTTGAGGTGACCGGGTCAAACGAGCCGGCGACAACGCCCACTTTGGCTGTAGGTAAGCGCCGCTTGTAGCTCTCACCCTTTAGCCAGTTGGCGATGAAGCGAATGTTGGCTGGGAGCCGATCATGCGGTGCAGATACATCGCTCTTGCCGGTGTTGACTCTGAAAACCTTAAGGCCGTTCTTGATGACGCTGATGAAGTCATGCCGAGCGCTGTCAGTCATCTGTGACTTGAACACACCCTTGATCGTGGCTGCCAGCCACGAGCCTTGAGTCGCTGCTTCCGCTCGTTGTTGTTATCATAGCCTGCTTCGACCACGACGACCGCGTCAAACCGATCATAGAGCTCGCGGTCGAAGCGCTCATACAAGAGCGGGACTCGAGCACCAAGTCCAGGTGCTCCATGGCCTCTTCGATCTGGTACCGAACGGCGCCCTTGAAGACCTCCTCGAGCTTGAACTTGAAGCGCTCGTCGGTGAACACCTGCTCACGCACCTGCTCCATGGTCTTGCCGTTGACCATGCCTCGGAAGGTCTCAAGCTCGCTCGGCTGTAAGAGGATCTGCGGGTTCGCCCAAACAGCGTCGTCTACGTTGGCGTAAGCAAAGGTCGAACCTAGCGCCTCTCGGAGGCTCTTGATGAGCGTGGATTTATCTGACCCGGCGCCGCCGGTGACAACGATCTTCATGGCAAGTCCCTTTCAGCTGGCGTCTCGTAGTAGAGGGTGCAGCGCTTCTTGTGGTTCTTGGGAAATAACACGACCTCGTGGATCGGCCGCGGCAGTGGTCAAGGTAGAGCAGGTAGCATGCGACAACGCATAGCCCGAGGGAGGCAAGGCCCTTATTCACGGTTACGCTCCAGAGCTCGGTTGAGGATCGTCATGACGCTGGCTTCTGACCAGCCATCCACCCGGATTCGATCGGTGTGTCGGTTGCAGGGTGCGCCGAAGACCACGTGCTCCCACATGGGCTCTAGCGAGCCGGTCACCTTGGGCTTGTCATCGAGCAGCACCAAGCCGCGGACGACGGTCTTGTCGTGCGACATGATCATCTGCTTGGCCCAGGTGTCTCCCAAGTGCTTGGCCGCCCAGGCCGCTTTGTCGGAGTGGCACGTCTTGTGCTCGACGTGCGGCGCTGTGCAGATGCGGACGCCGATGTTATGCTTGGCTGCTAGGTCCTGCAACAGTTGGACGTGCTCAACAGCGCCGGGAATCGGTGGGATGTCACGGAACATGCCCTCCCAAGTATCCACGACATGGATGACCTGGTTCTTCAGCCAGATGTCATACTTAGGATCACCGCTGTTGATGCAGTCCTCAACGTAGAAGGTCTCTGCCGTGTTCATGTCAGGCATGTGAGCGAAGTCAGCTGGTGCGAGGCGACGCTCGAGCTCCTGGTAGAGCCCTAGCACGAAGTCTGCGAGCACGCCGTCTTGGTCAATGAGGATGGGATTGGGTTGCATTATTTGATTGAATCATCCTTATGACCGCTCATCGAAGATTTCCTTGACTATCGTGCGCAGGATGTTCTGGACCTCAGCAGTGTCGCCGGGCTTGATGGCTCGCCGTTCTGCCCTCGGCTTGATAGGGCTACGGCGCTAGGCTATGCGCTATCACGGGACCCACATGGGTCATGTGAGCTCCCTAGCTCATACAGCGCAGCGAGCGCGGACTTCGTCCAGTGTGGTTTGATTGCTCAGCACGCCGTACTCGTAGACCGTCACCATCACGTCCTCGAACTCGTCGCTCAGCGGGCCTTGATCGATGCGTACCGTCGAGTACTCACCGGTCATCTTCGATCGAGCCAGCGTCAAGACGCCTTCCTTGGACTTCTTGCCCGGGTCCGTGATCGGGTCCTTGACGATGCCGACCCAGAGGTCCTTCGGAAAATCAATCGGGTTGTTCGTATTCGTGTCCTTGACAAGGATCGCCGAAGCCTTCATCGCGAACTTGAAGGTATCACGGTTGACCTTCTGCAGCAGGCCGCCGCCAGAGCCGAAGACGATGTTGTCGGGCGAGAAGTTCATCGCCATCAGGTTGCCCAGCAGGGTCTTCAGGGTCATGCGGTCAACACCGTCGCCCTGCAGGATGCCGATGCCTGGATACATCTTGACGTAGCCCTTGCTGGTCTTCGTGGTCGGGAAGGCCGAGCAGAAGAGGCGCATCACACGCGGGATCACCTCGAGGGCGTCGCCGCTGTCGGGGCGGCAGACCAGCTTCATGCCCAGGCGGGTGTGCAGGTCGATGATGCGGTCCTTGAAGACGGTGCACAGCTGTTCAGCGAAGCGGTAGATGTCCTTCGTGTCGCCGACCAGGGAAATGATGTTGCCTTGGCCTTCAAACTTGGTCAGGGCGTGGTCGATGTAGGCGATCTCATCTTCGACAGACAGGCCGAAAGAGCAGGCAACGCTGTGCTCCGTGGCGCGCACCGAGAAGCCAGCCATCGAGTGGTCGTAGTAGAAGTTCGCGGTCCGAACGCCATCGATGGTGTCGGAGCCCATGAAGTTGACCAAGTGGGCGGCGCCGCCGATGCAGGCTTGGCCGCGGCTGGTGACGCCGCGTGCGCCGAAGTCGTGCAGCGAGAAGGGCAGGAAGCCGAGGTCGGCGCCAGCGACCTCGTAGAAGCGCTTGATCTCGAGCTTGGTGTCGTAGTCCAAGGAGGCGATGGTGGTCGGGTACCAGACGGCCCGGAGCAGCGAGGTCTCGATGTAGGAGGTCAGCCAGTAGAGGTCAGGGTCGACGCACTTGACCGTGACCAAGGCGTTGCCGCTGCGGACCGGCGTGCCCTCAGGGACGGCGCGGATCGTCAGGGGCAGGTAGCCGTTGTACTTGTTAACCACCTTGAGCCAACCGTCACGGCTGAAAGGCTCACCGTGGGCGGCGGCGAAGGCTTCAGCCTCGTCGATCATCTCGAGCGTGATCTGCACCGACAGGTACTCGCGCAGCCAGACTTGCAGGCCGAACGGGACCATGATGTCGCGACCGCCGGTGCGGGCTTCGATGTAGGAGAACATGCCCCTCACATACTCAGGGTAGGCGAAGGCGTGGCACAGCTTGTAGCTGTCGGTGTCCAGGATGGGGTTGAATTGCAGGGTTGTCATGATTGCTCCAATCAGGAAGAACGGTGCTGCCGCTTGGGTGGCACGATACTTTTGAATCAGCTCGTGAATCTTGCCAATGAGCAGCATTGGGATGTCCACGGCAAAGAAGAGGATGATGAGGATGCCGAAGAAACATAGTCGTCAGAGCTACAGCCGATGAACTGGACAGTAGTAGATCACGTCAACGTCTCGCGGTCGATGTGGCCCATGGCCCATTCAACAATTGCGTGGTGGTCCTCGAACCACATGTCCATGCGCTCGAGCGCCTCGCTGATCGGCAGCCAGAAGCATTCGATCACGTCGCACTCAGGATCGGTGTTGCCCTGCTTCATGCCCTTGACTTGGGGCAACGGCTTCATGTCATCGAGCCGGAAGAAGTAGGCGTGCGTGATCGTGCGGCCACGGTCCGAACGGTCCGGCTTGTCGAAGACCTGCTCCGCACGGATCGAGCCGCGCAGGATGTCAGTCGTGATCTTCTTGACCTTGACTGGGTCCTTGCCTTCGGTCAGCTTGATCTTGGTCTCTTCGATCACTTCGCGAATGCATGCGCTACGGAGGCGCTCATTGGCGTTCACAAAGCCGCCAGGAAGCGCCCAAAGACCCTTGCCAGGCTCGTGGCCACGCACCACCGTGAGGATGTGACCGGATTGCACGATGACGCCGTCCACCGTCTGGTAGATCGGCGGATACGGGTAGGCTTTGGCGCGCTCCTTGTAGGCGCAGACGTGTTTGTAGGTCTCGACCAGCGATGCAAACTCGGGCGTGCTCTTGAAGCGCTCCATGTTGAGAAGTGTTGTGTCAGGCACGACATCCGGGATGTGAGTCCCCTCGCCGCCGAACAGCCACGAACGCACGTCGGTGGCGCTCACATTGAGCACGCCGTTCTGCCGGTAGGGCTCGACAAAGATCGTCTTCCACTGCGGGAAGGCGTGCAGGTACCAGGTGCTCTCGTCACGATCAGAGCCGATCAGGTTGATGTTAGGAGCTGCTTGCTCCTTCCACATCCGGCTTTCGATTGCGGTCTTGACGATGCTTTGGACGCTGCGCTGCCACAGCATGTCGTTGTACGGGTAGTCGCGCGACGGCCGAACGGAGAGCGTGCCCCAGCTGTCATCCAGCGGCATGTTGCGTTCATACCACTGGACGATCATCTGCTTCCGCTCGGCGAACGTGAAGGGGTTCTTCAGCGAGCGGGATAGGCCACTTGAACCGACAAGCACGATGACCAACCTGCCGCGCCTGAGCGCTTCTTGCAGGACATGGGCGTGCCCGAGGTGGAAGGGATTGAAGCGACCGTTGTAGACGATGACGTCCCTAAACACGGCGCTAACCTCATGCTTCTTGGTGGGGATTACTGATGCCATTGGAACTCTCCGTTGGTGGGTTGACGCGCTCTTTGTGCGTCAGACATATTTATTGTACCCCAACCTTCGTTGGTTGTACACTGATTTTTGGAACTTTGTGTATGACGGCTTGGTTCTTCATGCGCTTGAGCACAAGCACCTCAGCTTCAAGCTTTTCTAGCCGAGCGATGTTGATGACATTGACGCTGAGCTGAGCTTTACTGTTGTCAAAATCGGTACAGCATCGGAAAGCGGGCGGCAGATCAATGAGGTTCACATCTCAACGACAGCCACTGAAGAGCAATGCGACACCTCGGTGACATCTCGGTGATCTTCAGCAGCAGCTGGGCCGTCACCTCGGCATCGGCCATCGTCGGCGTCACTCTGGGCTCTTGCACTTAGGCACGGTGACCTCATGGACCCACATCGCTTGCTTGTATAGCTTGCAGAATGCGAGCAGCTGCATGACCGGGTGGCCGAGCAGGTTATGCAAGGCCCATGCGTGGCGAGCGAAGCGAAGGTGTTGGCCTTCAACCACCGACGGGTGCAGGATGTAGGCGGCTTCCAGGGCGTGGGACCCTGAGAGCGGCAGCACCTCGCCGGTTGTTAGCGTCACCCTGGCCTTGAGCTCGGCGATGCGGCTGAAGTCAGCTACCGCTACGAGCGAGTAGCGGAAGACGCCGACGTCGCTCTTGCCGAAGTCAGTCAATCTCGGCATGGTCAAGGTTGAAGCTGTTGACATTGAGCGCTACGAGCAGCAAGTCCTTGGACAGGAAGCCCTTGTGGGTGTCACGGGCGACGACGATGTACCAGTCAGCCGACTCTGTGAAGAACGGCTCCGGGTCAACCTGGTCGTAGCGGTACACGTTCCAAAGGGTGTCACCGTCATCCAGCGTCAGGGTGTTGATGATGTAAGGCGCGTCATCCTTCTCGAGGATGAGGCCAGGGCGAAGTTGGGCAAGCTTGAGCATCACTGCACGCTTTCAGGAATCAAGCCACCGGTCTTGCTGGCGAGCTCGAAGTTGTCGGTGATGAACTGCTTGACCTTCCAAGCAGGCGTATGGCGGTCGAAGACGATGTTGGGGGCCGTGGTCCTCGAGGTAGACGACCTTCAGCCGGTCACCGTCGCCGAGGTCAACGACCTGCAGCCCGTCGGCGGTGTTCTGGCCGCATTGATGCGAGCCGCACTCGTTTTGCCACTGGGACCGAGTGGCAATGTCGTAGGTCCGCTTAGCGGGGCAGTGGAAGTGGACGATGCAGTCCACGTCTTGGTGCTTGCTGAAGACGATGCGCTGCGACTGGCCACCGACTGAGGGCTTGAAGCCATGTGCCACGACGGAGTCATGGCCAGAGCTCACGATCTTGACCATGCCGACCTTGGCCAGCTCGTTAAAGTTGGACTTGCGGATGCTAGTCAGCACCTCGGTGTCGCTGAGCTTGACGGCGAAGTGGCCGGCGGTCTTGCCGAGCACGGTCTTGCAGAAGTCCACGACCTCGCGGAGGTTGACAGGCACCAGCTCAGAGTTCCAGGGTACCGCATCGCCAGGCACGACCGTGCTGCGGGTGAAGGTGTTGGTCATGCGAGACAGCATGATCTCGACCAGCGTATTGAGAGCGTAGGTGCGGTCGGTGGTCGGTGTGTATTGGGTCTCTTCAGGCGCGATGATGACGTTGCGCCTCGTGATCGTATCGTTGGCCAGGACCAGGTTGAGCGAGTTGGTCTTCAGCAGCCTGAGGTCTGCCGCATACTGCTCACCTGGATTGGCGTCCGTCGTGGTCTTGAAGCCGACGACGAAGATGTCCTTGCGCGTCTTGCGGATCTTGCCGATGAGCTTAGGCGCCGGCCGAAGCGTCATCACTTGCTCCCCGGCATCCGTGCGAAGCCGTTCTGCTTGCCTGAGGCGACACGGCGTTCATCGACATGGCCGTCAAAGTCCACGAGCGCTGGGTTGAAGATGATGGCGCGGACATCAGGGTGGCGATGAGCTTGTCAAGCAGCTTGTCGACATCCTCATTGGTGACCAGCTTCGAGGTCGGGTCCGCCATCTTGGTCAGGTAAAGGTCAACGCCGTAGAAGCGTTGGCCCCTCTTCCTGACCTCGGCCCTGAGGGTTTCGGCTAGCGTACGCGCCGTCTCCCCGAAAGCAGAGGCGCAGAGGCTCAGGTGGTTTCGTACGTGGGAGAATGTCCCACCGCCAATCACGATGATCTTTGGCATCGCAATCCTCACAGTTAGTTAAGCTATGAGGATTGTAACCGCTAAAGCGGCTTGGTGTAAACCTATCTCGGCCGCTTTCGGCTGACCTTGCGCAGCTTTGGCTTGGCACTATTTTTCTCGGCAAGCTGTGTCAAGCCTGCTCGAATCTCAGCACGCAACTGTTCATTGATGCGCTTGTCATGCTCATAGCCGTCGCGGGCCTTGATGCTGATCGCCATCTCAAAACCTAGGATAGCGACCATGAAGATGAGGAATCCTATCTCCATGACAATCCGGCTCCTTGGACGAGCGGCAGCGTTGCGCCGAGCAGCTCTTGCAGGGTTGGGTGCAACGGGATGCCATGCCGTTGGCAGACGATTTCGACATTACCGTAGCGCCAGAACTCAGGCGCACAGCTGACATAGACCTTGTCGGAGGTAGCGAACAAGCCGAGCGCTACGCCGCCATGCTGGGCGACTTGGTCTTGGAGTCAAAGTGCATCAGCACCATGTTGGGTACTTGATGTGAGCTGTCAATGAGAGGCCTCGATGCGTCCTGCACGCAACCTTGCTCACCAAGAATGAGCCCAGCCTCGAGTCTATGTAGGCGGCCTCGATTGTATCATATGAGCTTAGCTCGTGAACCGTTAGCATCGGCGTTGAGCTTGAGCTTAGCGCGCATAAGCCGTCAAACAGCTCAACGTACGGCCCGCCGCTAAAGTTCAGTACGGTGCCGGTCAGGACGTTGCCGTCGGTGCTGCCAATCAGCGTCTGAGACATGCTCGCATCCGTGATGTGCACATTTGCCGAGGTGAGGGCGAGGAAACCCTTGATCGCCGTCGGTACGTGCCTAAACCTAAGAAGCAGCTTGTAAGCCGCTTCGTGGGAGAAGTCAAGCATCGATGCTGGTGTACCAGGCGGCTTTGAGGTAGGCTTGGGAGACAGCATCGATGATCTCCGCTTGGTCGATGAAGTGGCCCTGTCGTCCTACATTGATGAGCGCCTTGTGGCTGATCTTGGAGCGGCGGAAGGCGGTGATGAAGTCCTCTTGCTCCTCCTTGCGCTTGCCCCAGTCAAAGCCGAGGCCGTCATCGACGAGCCTTGCTTCGAGGTCCACGTCATGATTGACGAGCAGGACGAGCAGGGTGTTGTCAACGCCCTTGCCTTGCTCGAGGTCGAGCACGTAGCTGCCGTCATAGCCGCGATAGCGATGGGCATAGACCATCTCGCCGAGGTGGCCGCGGTCCATGATGACCCGAGCGTCCGAAGCGAGAAGCTTGAACATGCCACCGAAGGAATCGCGCTGGTAGAACTCGTGCGCCTTGCCCCGCCCGACTCGTAGCTCGTAGTAGGACAGCAGCTCAGGCTTGCTGTAATGCAGGCTGGTGAAGTGGCCGAGCCGTTGCTTAAGGTTGTCAACAAGCGTGCTTTTACCAAGCCTGTCCAAACCTTCACAAATTATGTTTTGCAGCATATTTTTCAACTCTTTTTAACTTACTATTGTCAATGACAATTGTTTGATCAGCCATCAACTTTATCAACTTAGCATATGAGATTTTATTCACATTCTCATCCGAGAGCAATTTTATTCTCTTCCCAGTAGCTCGTACTGCATCAAGTTTAGCTAGGACCTCTCTAGATCTGCTAAGCGATTTCGGTTTGATTTCGATGTACTCATCAGTTGCCGGTAGATAGAAATCAGGGAAGTATGATCGTTCTCTTCCGTCTATCATATATTTGAAACGATGATTTTTAGACTCTGCTGATATCCAAACTATGCTATTTGCTTCTAACATGAGCATCATTGATAACTCAAGCAAGCTGCGAAAATAGAAGTTTTTGTAGTGACCGCTAATACCACACCCGGCCTTCTTTGGTGTAGGTTGACCGTACATTGGATTGCCAGAACCGCTATTGCGAATTGACATGTTAAGTTTCATGTCAGCTGCTTTTTCTATTCCGAACAAATCCTCCCATTTTCCTCTGAGAGGTCTATCCGCGAATCCGCGTGATAATTTGCCACCAAAGTTTGGATTATTTTTCCCAGATCTTTTAGCTGTATACTCCGTTTTGATTCGTTTTGCCTTAGTCTCACCCACGATTTCTTCTAAGCGTTTATTTTTGGTTGCCAATCGCCCAGCCTCTCCAGCGATTGCATAATCCTCTTGTGTCTTGGTCTTGTTGGTTCTTCGTGTTGCACAAGGCTTACAAATATGGAATCCGTTCCATCGTTGTTCGCTGTTACGAATTTGATTGAATGTTCTAAGTTGTTCTATTGTGCAGTCATCACAAGCAACTTTCCATAGCCTAATAGCTCTGTCAAACTTTTGTGATGTATCAATAATCTCTAATAGCATAATACCTCCTACAAATATGTATCTGTAGAAGGCATTGACCGATTAGATATTTTATGCGTTGAACAACAGCCGACAAATTTCAGCGGCGTCTTCGAGATTGTACACCTTCCACGAGATTGCCTCATTTAGCATAGCATGCTCATGAATGTCTCGCGGTGCGGTACCAGGAGCGTAGACGGCTGGGTCTGGCGTTCCTGGCTCGTCAAAGATGGCGATCACAGGCTTGTTGCGGTCCCAAGCCCAAGCGATCTCCATGACGGTGCCAATGCTAACTCGTTGAGCACCCTGGAAGTTGACCACGACGGCGTCTGCGCTGCGCACATCAAAGGCGTCCCTGACCATGATCGCCTTGGCTGTGCTCATGCGATGCTGCATGTAGCTGTCGGCGATCATGCGGTCACCCTTGAGGTACTCCTTGCCCCGAAGCGGACTGTAGCACTGGACATTGGGAATCTCGAAGGCTTTGAACTTGTCACGCCAATTTTCGGACTCTCCCCAAGAACAGCCCGTAATCGGGCCTGCAAGGTAGATCTTATGCATTATTTCAGCCCATCAGCTGAATGCGGGAGGTCTGTTGGAGGTAGGCCTTCTCGATGTCCGCACGCGGCTCAAATAGGGCTGCCACCTGGTTACGGTCAATCGTGACCGTGGCGTCAGGAGCGGACAAAAGCCAAGGCATGAATCCCAAGCCGACACCATTTTCATTCTCTTGAATGCCGATGGCTCGCGGCGACTCGATGGTGACCGTGGTATCGGTCTCGGAGGCCAGGCGGCCGATGATTTCGTCACCTTGCGGGAACTTGATTGCGATGATCTTCATGATGTTATTTCCGATACTGTTAGGTTAAGAGTTGAGCCAGGCGGTGAAGTCGCCCGGCTTGGAATCCTTGCTGATGTTACCTAGCAGGTAGATTACCTCGCTAGCGTCACGGATGCGGGGTACTTCGATGGGCGTGAAGGCCGAGCCTGCATTGATTTCCTTCACCATGTCGAAGTGCCTCTCGTAGTAGTGGAACGAGTCGGCGATGTGGTGGTAAGAGCCCATCTGCAGGTCAGGGTAAGCGAAGTCACGCAGACAGACGTAGACCATCTCTTGAATCAACGAGAAAGCCGGCGCGTCATTGCCCATGCCGAAGACAGCGTCCTGACTGCGCATGTGCACGCTCATCTTTAGCTCGTTGTCGCGGATGCGGAAGTTGAGGGCGTAGGTGCAAGGAAAGTCCTTGGTCGCTGGGTTGAGCAGGTGGCTGCGATTGAGGATGGTCGCCGAGGCACGGCGAGAGTCCTTGTCGCGCTGCAGCTCAGCGATGATCGCCGAGAACTGGCTCTTGTGCGCCAACGGAACTCCGATGCTCAACGGCGTGCGCCACTGATCATCACCACGACCGAAGACGTGAGCGCCGTAGTGCGAGTTGATGGTGCCGTCGGGGTTGGGCAGCTCTTGCCAGAGAGAGGCGGCGTCCACGATGCTGAGGTCAAACGGGTCGGCCTTCAGGTACCAGAGAAGCTCTTTCTTGACGTAGCCAAGCTTCAGCTTGCGAGCGTCAAAGTTGGCGAAGCGAGCATAAGGCGGCAGCTCGTAAGCATAGTTCTCGACCTCGATGACCTTCTGGCCACGGGGTGAGCACTCTTGGCCGGCAGCGACATCAGCGTAGATCTTGCGGAATGCTTGTTCAATTTCAGACATAGATTTGATTGTATTCAGCTGTTGTAGAATGTGATGTTTGTTTTGAGCCTTTCAATAACCTGCTCAGGCTCTTGCAGCTTCAACGCCCGCTCATAAGCCAGTCGGCCGTGCTCAAGCGCCTTGCTCTTGAAGCCGATGTTCCAAGCTCCGAGCGCCGCATAGTCATACGGCAAGTAGCCCCATGCCTCTGGATCGCTGATGTAGGTACGGCCTTGCTCGCCGGTCTTCAGGGTTGCTTCGGCTGAGCTGTATAGCAGGTTGAAGTCCTTCAGCAAGTAGGCGACCTTGGCTAGCTCGTACCACGGCTCGCGGTCATTAGGTGCTTCAGCGCACGCCTTCAGCGCCCAGACCTTGGCGGCCTCATAGTCACCTCTGAACATGTGGCAGCGACTGATGAACCGCATCGATGCCGCGCGCTCGGAGGCCCACGTAGCCGACGGCAAGCTCAGGTGACGTTGCAGCTCTGTGATAGCCTTGTCGTAGTGGCCATAGTACATATACTCACGGCCCAGATAATGGCAGCTGCGGTCATCATGCGGCTCCTCCTTGACAGCTAGCTCGAGCAGCGGCAGGTAGGATGACCTGCTCTTGGACACGTCTGGGTAGTGGTGAAGCATGAACTCCTCCGACCACGCTTGCACCTCGGGCTCGTTGTAGAGCTGAAGGATTTCGTGCACAGGCTTGACCCAACGGTAGTTCTTGCGCTGGTGGATCTTGTCGTAGTAGAATGTGGTAGCCGGCGTATCGTCGGCGTTGTGGCTCCATGCGTACTTGTAACGTAGGCGTGTCGTGCCAGGCACCCAAGCCCTCTCCACGGCCGCCCGCCAGCCGGGTGTCAGGACCTCGTCAAGGTCGATACAGACGCAGATGTCGGTGCTTGCAGGCACCATAGCGAGCGAAGCGTTGCGCGGCGTGTCAAAGCGCCACGGAGAGAAGACGCCCGTCTTGACTATAGCGCCGCGTGCTCGGAGCTTTTTTACCGTGTCGTCTGTGGAGCCCGTGTCAAGCACGTAGACATCATCAGCCTCATTGACCAGGCAGTCCATGAAGCGGTTCACATGCTTGGACTCATTGAGGGCAATTGTATAAACAGAAACTTTCATTATTCGGTCCTTGGAAATTTACGTCCTAGATTATGCTTGTCTCGACCTTCATCGCGGCGGTTTTGGCGTGCTTCTGTTAGTTTTGCAATGTGCTCAGCACTGAAGGGCAATTTCTTCCCTATCCGAGATGTTGACATTTTGGCACGGGTTTCTGCGGATGCGGTTGTGCCTATTTTAGCTTGCCACATTTTCTCAGCATGCTCGGGGCTTTTAGGAATGCCTTTCATTGAAGCCGACATTCGTGCCCGCGTTTCAGCTGATCGTTTAACGCCGCGCTCACCGCCACCTTCACCACCGATTTTCAAATTCATGCATAGGTCATCGGCAATTAACGCATGTGTGACGATTTCGCGTTCACGTCGCTTTACTTCATCTAAGCTCTGGCAATACTCGAGGATGATCTTGGCATGTTGATCCGATCTATATTTTTCAATAGACCTACGGATCAACTTCCCAGAGCCCAAATAGCCATCTTCGAGCTTCTTGGTAGTATGCATGCCGATGTAATATCGACCTGTAACTAAACAAGTAGTTTTGTAGATGTAATGAAACACTACTTAGGTCTTCCGTTCTGCCTCTGAGGCTTTGAATGTTGCTGGATCGATGGCGGCGCCGAGCGCGTTCATCACCGACAAGTACTCATCGGCGCCGATCGAGCCCGCGTTATAGAGCTTGAGCAGCTCGCCGCCTGCATTGTAGACAAAGTTAGGTGGCTCCCAGTCCACCTTCTCTTCGAGCATCGCCTTGAACTCAGGCGTCCACACGTCCTCGCGCCGCATGTAGCCTTGGGTGGGTTGTTCACAGCGAAGAGCTGCATGCCAGGCGTTCTGTGCTGGCCTGGCATGCCGTTCAAGCATCTCAGCCCACAGCACGAAGCTTTCACGGATTCGCTTCAGCTTGGTTGAGCTTTCGAGCTCAACCAAGGCCTTGTCGATGTCGCCCTTGTGCTCATAGAGGCCTGCTTTACGCCAGCAGATGAACGCCTTGTCAGCCTCAGGCTGTTGGCCGCAAGTTTCAAGGGCTGCCAGAGCCTCATCAATTCGTCCGGCTGCAGCGAGGTCGCTCGATAAGAAGGACCACAGCTTCCAGTCGGTCGGGTCCTCTTTGACAGCCTGTTCGAGCAGCGGCAAGTAGGATGACCTGCTCTTGCTATTGTCAGGCTGTTGCTTCATCAGCAGGCCAGTGCGCCAGATCGCGCAAGCTTCATTGCTCGCTACCAGCTTCTCATGCACTGGGTGGAACCAGCGGTAGCCGAACCGGCTATGGATCCGCTCATGGAAGTGGTTCGAGACGTTCGGGGCTTCGTCAGGCTTGTCCCAGTTCCAGTGGGTCGAAAACGAGTGGTAGACCCGGTCGATGATTTTACCTTGCCAGAAGGTGTCCCACCACGCTTTGCGCAGGTCAGGCACGAATGAGCCTTCGAGAGTCTCATCGGCATCGATTGAGATGCACAAGTCGATGTCGCTCGGCATGAAGCTGAGCGCGGCGTTGCGCGCGTCATCAAAGCGCCAAGGAGAGACGCAAAGCTCGTGCACTTGCATCTCTGGGCCGAAGTCAGGCGACTCGGCATACGTATTGAGCCTGGCAAGCGTGTCATCGGTCGAGCCGGTGTCGCAAGCGATAACGACATTGCAGTCATCCAGGCTGTCTAAGCAACGATTGATGAACTCACCCTCGTTCTTGCAAATCAGGTAAGCGCCAATGCTAGGTCGAAGCGTGCCGTAGATATGCGATGCGTAGTAGAAGCCCACGCCGATCTCATTATCTTGCACAGCCCGTGATGACCACGGCCCAATGTGACCGCTCTTGACAGACTCGGGCATTAACGCCAGCTCTAGCTCCTTAAGGGTCAACCAGGTGTCAACGTGCGCTTCGTGCGGGTTGCCCAAGTACTCGCCTTGGGGGTAGTCGCCGATAGGCACCGACACAATCAGCATGCCACGTTCGCTGAGCAGCTGCTTCGCCATGTTGAGCACGTACAGCGCAACAGGTCGTGTCATGTGCTCAAGCACGTCACCGATGAAGATCAGGTCGAAGCGCTGAAGATGCTGCTGTTCGGTGAGCAGCCAAGCCATGGCTGACTGCGCGTCCTGGATTAGCAGCTGGTCATATAGCTCGTTGAGGCCAAACTGTTCGACATACGGCTCCCAGATTTCAACCCCTGTCCAAGCGATCTTTGGAAAGAGCTGGTTGACGAGCTTCGGGTAGGTCCCACTACCCGCACCAATGTCGAGAGCTTTGAGCTCTTCATTCTTGCGACGGCTTGCGAGCCGTTGGAGGACGGCTTTGATGATCGGCTTACCCGATTCTGAGCTATACGGCATGTGTATCCTATTCTATAGCTGTCAGCCCTCTATGCATAAATAGAGGGATTGACCGACAGACATTATATCTATGGCTGTCACATAGAAGCATTTTAAGAGGGTCTTCATGCAGGTACCGTACATTCAAGGCATTCTTAAGGGACAGACCGCCCTGCCTGGCAATGCGCGCCTGTTTCTTCAGATGGACGGAGCTTACGTTGACATCTACGTCACGGATCAAAAGCTCCTCGCTACGACCGCTCACAAGACTCGAAACTACCTGCTTGACGAGCCATATAACGTCTCGCACGCTTGGGGCCCGCTGCCGACAACAGGCAACGCATGGCTCTATTGGGACATCAACACCGCAACAGCCGCTGTCTCACGCGGCTTCACAACTACGGCGCCGCAGTATGGCCCGTTGATGCCGTTGACTGTTACGAACGGCCTCCACTACTTCAACACGACAGAAAAGGTCATGTACTACGGCTACGACGGCGCCTGGGTCCCTAAGATCCGAGTGTTTGCTGGCCACGTGCTGAACCTCGCCGTAGAGCCTTGGCCGTTTGCGTCACAGGTAGGTCTTGCCACTCCTTCTAGCGCCGGCTACATCGTGTACGGCCTGAGCGGCCGCGGCGTGCAAGACCCGCTTGACGGCACCTTCATCAACTCGGCCAACGGCTTCAAGGTCATAGTCGGCGGCTTCGACAACGTGGTCTCGCTCGATGCCGAGCAGGAGTACACGCTGGCCGCTGAGCCGATCCCAGCCGGCTCATTTGTCGCCATTCAAGCGCCAGGTGCACTCGTAGTCGCTGACCCTGACCTTGATCGGTGGGCGTCTGGCTATGTTCGGCAGGCAACAGGCACAGGTCTGCCTGCACATGTCGTGTCGAGCGGCGTGGTCATCAATGACCAGTTTGACTTCGATGATGAAGACATCGGCAAGCTGCTTTGGCTCGACTCAGGCGGCGCCGTTACGACCTCCCGGCCGTTCAATAGCATCGCGCAAGCCGTCGGCGTGGTACGAGGCCACAAGTCGCTGTTGCTCAGCTTCATGCTGGACAACATGTCTTCGGTTGTCGGTCCTACTGGCCCTGGTGGCGGCGATGCAGGCCCGACGGGCCCGCGCGGCCTTACCGGCCCGACCGGAGCCTTAGGGGGTGTAGGTTCTACCGGCCCAGCTGGAGCCGCTGGCCCGACAGGGGCAGACGGTTCTGCTGGGCCAACGGGTCCCGAAGGTCCGACTGGCCCAGCGCCGCAAACTACGACAACCGTCGGCATCACTACGCTTGTCAACGGTACGGCTACAGTCACAGCTACGATGGGCGACTCTGACCTTGTGTTTGTCAACCGGCTGTCAGACGGCGGCACCATCGGTTGCAGCTACTCAATCGTGAAGCTTGAAAACAGCTTCACGATTACCTCTCGAGACTATCTCGGTGCTGTTCAGGCGGCTGATACATCGCTGATCTCTTGGATGATCGTTCCACAATGACAACCTTCTCTCACCAATTCAACGTCACCGAAAACATCGGCCCGTACACCATGGTGGCGATGGATGCCACCGTCTCCAACGGTCTGAAGCGAGCGAGCCCAACTATCAAGGCGTTCGGCTTGCTTACGGTAGGTGTTGACGCCGGCACCGCTGACCTCGAAGTTATCCTTGACGGCCCTGTTACCAACTCGGGTTGGAGCTGGAACTTAACAAACGGCTCAGAGCTGTACATGGACAGCACCGGTAGCTTGACGCAAACGCGCCCAAGCATCGGCGCCTATCAAGCTGTTGCTACCATCATTGACTCGACAACGATCGTCGTCAGGCTTGACGCCGTGGCTTACGGCCCGACAGGCCCTCAAGGTTTCGTCGGCGGCTCAGGCGCAACAGGCCCGACCGGTTCAGCAGGAGCTCAAGGCACGGTAGGCCCGCGCGGCGTTCAAGGCACGGTAGGCCCAACGGGTGCTACGGGGCCAACAGGCAACACAGGTTCGGTCGGGCTTACAGGCTCAACGGGTCCTACGGGATCGCTTGGCCCGACCGGCTTGCAAGGTGTCACAGGCCCGACCGGCTTGATCGGCAACACAGGCTCGATAGGTCCTACTGGCGTGACTGGCCCGCAAGGCGTCACAGGTCCGCACGGTGTCACAGGCCCGACGGGTGCGCTCGGTCCCGTAGGTCAAAAAGGCCCGACAGGACCGAACGGCATCGTAGGCTCACAGGGCGCAACAGGTGCAACTGGCCCACGCGGTGTTACAGGGCCGCAAGGTCAAACTGGCCCGACCGGCAACACTGGCGCAACAGGCCCGACCGGCTTTGCAATCACGGGACCGACGGGACCGAACGGTGGTCCTCCAGGCCCGACGGGTCCTACCGGTTTCGGCTCGACCGGCCCCGTCGGTGATCCAGGCTCGCAAGGCCCGACCGGCATGACAGGACCGCTTGGCCCGACCGGCACGACGGGACCTACTGGCCCTGGCGTGACTGGCCCAACTGGCCCTGCTTCAACTGTCACAGGTCCGACCGGTGGCGGCGCTACCGGTCCAACAGGCGTTCGTGGTCCGACGGGCTTAGCAGGTCCTCAAGGTTACCCAGGCGATGTAGGTCCGACGGGTCCGACGGGCGTAGCAGGACCGACAGGCGCATTCGGTGGCCCAACCGGCCCGCAGGGTCTTGCGTTGACAGGCCCAACCGGCGCAACCGGCGCTGTCGGCGTCACCGGAGCTCGCGGCATGACAGGCCCGACAGGCGCGCTGGGCTTGCGCGGAACAACCGGCCCAACAGGTTCGGGAGCAACCGGCCCAACAGGTTCAGCTGGCGCCGGCGGCCCGACAGGCCCAGCGGTCACAGGCCCGACAGGTGTGGCTGGTTCAGCAGGTCCTACAGGTCCGACCGGTTCAGTTGGCTCAACGGGTCCGACAGGTTCACAAGGCGTCACTGGCCCAACGGGGGCTACAGGAATAGTAGGGCCTACGGGCGTGACGGGCCCGACAGGTATCAAGGGCCCAACCGGAGCCGTAGGTGACACAGGTCCTACGGGTGCAACGGGCGCAACGGGTGCTGACAGCTCAGTTACGGGTCCGACAGGAGCCACGGGAGATACAGGCCCGACCGGCCCGCAAGGCCCGACTGACCTCTACTTGCAGATTCCATGCGGCGACCTGACAAGCAACTTAACAGTTGCGGCAAATGTAGGTTACCGACCGTCGCCTCGTGCCTTTACGCTGATCGGCGCACGTGCGTTTGTCTTGATGGCTAGCACGTCGGGCGTAGTCACGGTCGATGTCAAGGTCAACGGCTCGTCAATCTTCAGCACCTTGCTGACTATTGACGCCAATGAGCGTAGCAGCCAATCGGCAGCAACCCCCGCGGCCTTATCGCTCGGATCGGTCCCAAGCGACGCTCTCGTGACGGTCGATGTTACAACAGCAGGCACCGGAGCCAAGGGCTTGGTGGTGACCTTGATCGGTTCATAAATAGCGGCTAGTTATGCAACTCAACTTTCGTCAAGGCATCGTTCGCGCTCGGTCTATCCTGTCCAAGCCCGACTTCCTCACCTACAACAACACCCATAGCACCGTAAACGTGAACATCACGTCGCCGTGGTTGATCGTGGCTGCCGCGTATCGTGACAAGGATTACCTCATCGAGGAGCGCGTGAACCAGTCCCAGTCATGGGGCCCGTTCAACTGGCTGCCTATTTGGGGCGCGCCTCCTTCGCTGATCACCTATCAGCTGTATTGGGACATCAACCTGGCTACAGGTCATGTGACCAAGGGCTACACGCCGTGGTCGGTCACCTACGGCCCGACAGCGCCTACAGGCCAACGTGTTGACCAGTGCTGGTTCAACACGAACGAGCACATCATGTACTACTGGGACTCGACGACCTGGAAGCAGTGCTGCCGCGTCTTCGCCGCTTCGTTTGGCCCGAGCACACAAGTCATCACGCACCGGAGCTTCGGCTCGCAGGTGGGCTTAAACGTCAACGTCACTGCGGGTTACATCACCTACGGCGAGGACCTGAAAGCGATCAGGCTTGACGACGGCACCCTGCTGACTTCGGCGACGAACATCGTCATCAACACTGGCCGCTACAGCTCGCCGGTCAACCTCGAGGCTGGCTCGACAGCGATGATCGCCCAAGAGCCGATTCCGGCCTTCGTGTGCGTCACCAACATCAACCTGTCAACCGCCGCACTCGCAAGCCCCGTTGACGCCATGAAGTGGCCGATCGGCATCTCTACGCATGAAGCCGCCGTCGGAGACGTGGTCGAGTACCTGCAGGACGGCATCCTTTACAATGACCAGTGGAACTGGGACTTCTCGCTCGGCAAGGACATCTTCTGCGGCGTGAACGGCGTGCTGTACCAGGGTCCGCCGTCCAACGCAACGCAGCTAGGCGAGCTAAAGGTCGGCACGATCCTCTCTGAGGTCTCGATTCAGCTTGACATTGACCGCTTCGGCGCCGCAGGCATGGGCGGTCAAGGCATGGGCCCGCTTGACCAAGACGTTGAGGTCATCGGCACTTCCGTCGGCGCGGTCGATGAGGGCTTTACCTTCACTCAAGGCTTGACATTCTCGCAGTTTGTGCTGCTAGTCTCGCAGCGTACCCTGCCTCCTGGCTATGTTGCGCCGTCAATGGGCATCACAGGCAACAGCATCCCTGACCCGGACCCGTCATCTCAGATTCCGCTGCTGAACAGCTATCAAATCGGTTCAATTACTGTGTCTGAGATCGGCACGTTCTTGGACATCGAGGTCAACCGAAGCTACAACCCAGGGGACGGTGGCCCTGAAAACGGCACTACGCTGTCAAAGAACTCGGTGCTGCTTGCAACTAGCTACCCGAACACCGACAATTTTATACAACAGACGCTCTCGCCTGTTGTCTATTCGGGTACGACGAGCTATAACGAGGGCGACTGCAAGCTCAACAACATGGGCGTTGAGGATTGCACTGGCCATATTCTTGCAGGTACAGCGCCCTCAAATTCCATCTCTTATGTAGGTAAATGGCTGGCATACTATGGCTCGCCATCTGAAGGCGCGCCGATGACCGGCGCCGACGTGCGAAACAACCTGACACCGACGTTTAGCTCAGACGTAAATGCTACGGTGGATTCAGCCGGTGTAGCCATCGGTGGGTCGATTCTTCCGAACTTTGTCATTACGATCCCGCCTGGCTCACCTAGCGTAACTTTTGCATACCCAGCGGACCGGCGAGCGGTTGCCTCCGTGCGTTATCAAGAGCTCGCTGACTCTGAAGTTAAGGGCAACTTTGTAGAAAGCTCGATGCAAGTGTACGGCAATAATGGGTACGGCCCCATAACCTACCGAGTCTACACCTATACCCCGGTTGAGCCCTTCTCGATCACGAACCACTACAGGGTCTTCATCTAATGGCTGCGCTTACTCTCTTTCCGCTCCAGTATAAGCGGCAGGACTCAGTTCCGATTGACATCGATAGCTCGTTTGCGACAACGGCTGAGCGGCTCGACTACCTGACTTCACCTCGCCGTTACGGTGGCCAGATCGTTGCAGACCTGGAGGAGGATGTAGCCTACATCATGAACGCCGCCCGGGACACGTGGATCCCTATCGGCTCGAGCCCTGTACGTTACAACGCCACCCGAGACACCATCGAATACCCGTCCGTAGTTGACAGCGGTACCTACTTTGACTTGTCGTCGCCCCGTATCCGCACGAAGGCCGTTAACTACGAGCTTGTCATCACGGATGTCTCTTACTTGTTCCGCTTTAACAGCACAGGTGGAGTCAATGCATCGCTGGTCATTCCTGATGACGCAACGGTTAACTTCCCCATCGGCACGACCGTGGTGGCGTCGCAAGTAGGCACTGACCCTACATTTATCACCCCAAAGAACGGCTCGGTTACCCTCAACTCGCCTGGCGGCACCCTCCAGATCGGCCAACGCTACGGCAAGGTCTCAGTCACGAAGGTAGGTGCCAACGAGTGGGATATCGAGGGCAACCTGTTCGGCTTCGGTGTTTCGGTCACTGGCTCGATCCTGGCTACAGGCCCGGCTGGTCCTGCCGGCGCCCGCGGCCCAACAGGACCGTCTTTGACAGGCCCAACTGGCGCTAAGGGCGCAACCGGGAATGCAGGTCCAACCGGCCTTAACGGCCTAAGCATCACCGGCCCAACCGGCGACTCAGTCACCGGCCCAACCGGCGCTGCTTCAAATGTCACCGGCCCAACAGGCCCGCTTGGCCCAACAGGAGCGTTCGGTGGTCCGACGGGTCCGACCGGCGCTAACGGCATGGGAGGTCCTGGCCCAACCGGTCCAGCAGGCGGGGCAACAGCCATCGCCTTTCGGAACTCTACATCGACAACTGAGAGCTTCTTGCTTGCTGACGCCGGTGGCTTAATCCGCATCAATGTGTCAGGTGCAGGTATCGTGTCGGTGCCACTCAACTCGACCGTGCCGTTCACGCTCGGGCAGTTTATCAGCGTTCGACAAGTCGGCACAGGTCAGATTACGCTTTCACCAGCAGGCGGTGTGACGCTCAACATCCCCGTTGGGTATGCGGGCGCGACGGGTCGCCGCGGCGCTGTCATCCTAGCGATGTACGTGGGTTCAGATACCTGGGACGTGACAGGAGACGTAGCGTGAACAATGGCTTTTCAAATGCTGTAGTTTCAGCCGAACTTCGGCTGTCTACCATGCCGCTCAACTTGGTGCTTAAGCAGACCAGCCTGACATATACGCCTCAAGCCGGTGACAGCTTGATCCTGCAGTTTTCCAACTCAAACTACACACCACCTACTGTATGACAGTTCGCCTTTATAAGTCAACAGATACTGGAGCGCCGGTCTTGAGCGGCACCGCCGGCGCGCTTGTCGCGCTGCTCGATGCTGTGCTTGTGAACGGTTACGGCTCGCAGCCTGGCGCTGGCTGGTCAAAAGCATTTGCAGGTACCAACACCGCTTCATATCGTGCAGCAACCGGCACCCGCTATTACTTGATGGTTGATGATTCAGCTACTTTTGTGACAGCCGCCTTTGCCGAGCTGCGCGGCTATGAGACAATGACTGACGCAACGGATGATGGCACGAATCCGTTTCCAAGCGTCGCTCAAGCAACAAACGGGCAGACCGTTAATAAAAGCTCAACAGTTAGCGCAACCGCGCGCCCGTGGATGGCCATCGTTCATGACCGCGCGTTTTACTTCATGTGCGGCAGCGCTAGCTCGTCGGCTGTCTATACACAAATCACCGGTTCTGGCTTGAACCAAGCGTTTGATATGTGGTTCTTTGGCGAGATCAAGAGTCACAAGCAGACTACGGACACGTACAATTGCTTCCTGCTGACCAACCTGACAAATACACTGTATCAAGGCTTAGGCTCTGAATCAACCTGGGGGACAACGATGTCCAATCACTGGATGGCGCGCAACTACAACGGTGCTAAGATCTCTCACCCTTGTGCATGCCAAGTCACCGGCATGGTCAACGGCATGACTATCATGGCACCTGACTCTACGGGCTTCTTGGGTTTCCCTGAGCAGGGTACGGGCGAAGTAGGTATTGTGGGCATTGAGCTTGCTGAGCAGTCTGAAAATTCTACCAATTTGGTGCAATGGCTGATTCGTGGCCGTTTGCCAGGAGGTTATGGTGGCCTGACATATGCTGCGTCGGTTATCAACGGTGGTCTTGAAAATTCAGGCTATATTTGGAACGGTACAGGCGCGTATGCAGGTCGCCAGTTTATAGGCCTTACGTTCTACTATACCAGCAGCAACGGTGTTGCCCCTTTCATCATCGAACTAACGGATAACTGGTACGCATAATGGCAACAACTTTCTATGACAGCGATGCCTCCGCGCCGACTCTGACAAGCAGCGCAGGTTCGTTCATCGCGCTGCTTGACGCATGCTTGGTCACAGGGTACGGTTCAAAAACAGGCCTTGGTTGGACCAAGGACTATTCAGGTACCAATGTTGCTGTTTACCGGGCACCAGGCGGTAACAGGCACTACATCCGAGTTGACGATACTGACACGCAAGTTGTACGCGTGGTAGGTTTTGAGTCAATGACCGGATTGAGCACAGGCTTTAACCAGTTCCCAACTGATGCGCAGGTATCGGGTGGCTTGTACTTGCGAAAGACCAGCGGCGGCACGTCGGGTTGGATCCTAGCGGGTAATGACCGTTGCTTCTACTTCTTCCCTGAGGTTGGAAATGCGTGGGCTGCAGGTTCTACAACCGGTTCATCATGCGGACAGTTCTTCTTTGGTGACTTTATTAGCTATCGTTCTGGTGACCAGTTCAACACAATGATCATCGGCTCAACTTCGAGCACCGCTGGCATGGGTAACTTTGCACAGCTAAACTCAAGCGGCTCACCGGCTGCAGGTCATCTTGGCCACTACATCTGCCGCGGCATCCTGCAGCTAAAGAGGTCAATCGGTTGCTATAAGTCAGCCATGCGGTACCTTGCCAGCAATAACTACTCGGACTTTGCCCTGGGCGTGTGGAACGGCTTTGTGACATCGTATCCTGATCCTGTCTCTGGAATGATCACGATGCAACGGATTCAAATTTCTGAACGTGGGTTGCAACAAAATCCTAACCTAGCCACGGACATAATTGTGGCGCGCGGCTACCTGCCTGGCTTGTGGGCTCCGCAACAGACTGGCTTCAACCACGGTGATACGTTCAATGGCACCGCTTCACAGACCTATCTCGTTGTCACCGCTTACACGCGCAACAACGCGCTAACTACAACTGTCACCGGGAAAGCCTTTCTCGAGACTAGCAATACCTGGTAAATAGCTTAGGAGATCATATGACTGTTCGCGTTTATCGCTCGTCCGACGCAGGTGCGCCGACCCTTTCCGGCACAACCGGTAGCCTTCTAGCCTTGCTAGATTCGGTCCTCATTAGCGGCTATGGCTCGTCTACTGGTTCTGGTTGGACCAAGCCGTATAGCGCTACCAATATCGCTGTTTACCGTACTGCAGGCGGCAATCAACGATACCTGCGCCTGGATGACTCAAACGCTACGCCAGCGCGTTTCCACGGCTATGAAACGATGTCAAGCGACTCAGTGGGAGTCAATAATTTTTCACAAGACCTAGGCACGTCATTCTCGCAAGCGGCTGGCTACCCGATCATGAAGAGCAGCACCGCTGATGCTACCGCTCGTGCGTGGGTAATCATTACATCGGCTACCGCGATGTACATGTTCATCGAGCCAACCTCGACCCCGACTACGTGGGAGGCTTCGACCAACACCACAAACTCGAGCAACGGGCAGTTCTTCTTCGGTGACTTCATTAGCTACCGTCCGGGCGACACATACAACACGGCTATCTTCGGGCCTGTGAACACAACGGCCGGTACCGGACAGTTCGGCTCTTGCTCAAACAGCATCTCCTCATCGGCAGCCAGCGGGCACTACATCTGCCGTGGCTACTTGGGCCAAGGTCAGGGCGGCGTTAAGTTCCACAAGGGGCTTCCAGGCCAGTATGCCAGCGTAACTACGATGGGCGCGTCTAGCTCGTCAAACACGTATCCCGACCCACTGACAGGCGGCATCTTACTAACGTCGGTTGAGCTTGCTGAGATTGTGGCAAGCAGCTACCATGTCGTGCGCGGGCGGATGCCAGGCATGTGGGCTCCGATCTCGTCTCTCGCCGGCTCGCACGGCGACATCATCACCGGCACCGGCGTAGTAGCTGGCAAGACCCTGCTTTGCGTTGTTGTGTACACAGGCAGCACAGCAGGTCGGTGCTTCATTGAAATCAGCGATACCTGGTAAGCCATGGCAGCTCTTTCATATGTCGGCACAACGTTTGACCAGCGAATCGCCGCGCAGGTCACGCAAGCTGGCGCTGTTCAAACAATCGGACGCGCCTTCACAAAGGGCTACACTGACCGAATCCCTGGCGCTTTTGGCGGTAGCTTGTGGACAGCTACAGGTTGGCCAGAGTTTGTTCTAGGCAATAACGCCAATCGGTCATCCTTTGACCTGTACCCAAATACTAAAGAGCTCCGCGGCTTCGTACAAAACGGGGCGGGTACCGGCATTGCACGCACGGTCATTGCAATCAGCCAAACAAATAACGCTGTCGTTGGCTCATCAGTTAGTGACCCGTCAACCGGTGCATTTACGTTGCAGCTTGTCTGTGCAAATGAAGCCAAGGTGACTGTCATCGCTATCCCAGCTGCCGGCGACATGCGTAACGTTGTAGCATATCGAGACATCGTTCCCGTCGTTCACGTATGACAACTCCGGAGAAGCTAGGCCCCTACTGGGTCAAGAAGCTAACCGGCGACATTCCGCCGATCCCATACCGCTTGCTCATCTTCAATGATGTCGGGCAGGTTAATGCTGAACGACCGGTTGCAGGCACATCATCTGATGCAACCGGCAACCTAAACCAGATCCAAGAGTTCTATAACGGCGGCACTGAGATCGGCGGCGTCTTTGGCCCGTCATGGGGCATCAGCTTCCCATACGGCTGGTACAAGTGCGTGTCAACCTCATGCTCGATCTCAACAGTGGGTCCAGCAGCACTGCTTTATGACCAGTTCAACTCGGTTGACGGCACGGATCCGACAACCAGCACCCTGACTACCTTCCCTGTGGTAACTGGGCTGTCACAGTGGGTAACAACCACAGGTGACGCCAAGAACGCTGGGAAAGTCATGTACAAGGCGCTCTTTGGCCCAGCGACGATAGATAACCTGCCTGTGCTGCTGGAATGTCATGCAACGCCTTCTAGAACGCCCTTCGTCACGTCATTCCCTTACTTCGTTACAATGACCGCGACAAACAGCGAGACCGCAGGTAACCCAGCCACCAGCTACGTGCGGTTCGGCTTGTACGGTTCATCATTGTCTGAGACAAAGCTAACGGTAGCTTCCGACGGGCTCGTTGAGATCAAGCAGGTCGGTGAGACGGGCAACAACAACCTGCCTCGCTTCCCGCTCACGCCAGGCACTAACAAGATCGGAATCTATGTCACGGCGTCAACCACTATCTCGATGGCGAACGGCGCTCAAGTAGGCCAGTCCGCTAATATCGGCAGCTCTGCCAACATGCACACAGCTTATGTCGAGATCTTGAACCCGAATGACGCAAAGTGCATCGACTCCATCGGCGTGTACTCGGGCGTCACCATTCAGCAAGCTCTCATGCTGACTCTCTGAGCAGGCCATCGGCTGTAGTAAATAGTCGATGACCGCGACTACCTACTACGCCGTAGATACAAACTCGGGCGGAACGTTCCCCGTTACCAGCCTTGCAGCCGCTAAGCGAGCCGAGTTCATGACGGCTCTCGCCACCTCCAAGGTGGAGACCTTTGAGTTCTCAATTGCGGGTAGCAGGCCGTCTGATGACTTCACGCTTTACCTCTTCGGCAGCACGTGCCAGCTGACACAAGCCGCGCCGATTGACGGCAACGTGCAAGGCATTAAGACCGTTGGGCAAGACTTCCCAGGTCGGTTCAACACGACCATTGACTCAGGTAGCGGTCTGCTTGAAGACGGTAAGTGGTGGCAGTCATCGGGTGAGTTCACGCTAAAGTTTACTAGCCACACCCAAGCCTTTGGCTTCTACGGAACTGACTTCGGCGACCTAGGAGCGGCCGGCGGCACGGTCAAGCTCAGCTTCTACAGCAACGGCTTCCCAGTTGACCTCAACGTTGAAGTAGGCCCTGATACCAGCGGGATCAACGCAACCCTGCTGTTCTTCGGCTACACGAACGATGTCCACCCGTTCAACGAGATTCGATTCACGGTTACACAAGGGCCTGGTACCACAGCTGGCAACGAGCAGCTCGTTGGCTTCGATGACATGGTATACGGCACGCTTGACAGCATCAAGCTGCCCTATAACGGCGTAGGCTCCTTTGTTAACGCTCCGACGCAGTGCATCACATCCTCACCGCCTGAGGACCAGAACGTAGCTTACATCAACGTGCCTGCAGGTTTCAAGGATCGTTGGTCGGTGTGGACCTGCCTTTCAGTAAGCAACGCAACGCCGATCATTAGCATCTACTCGGGTGTTAACGGCACTGGCACGTTGCTCGCCGGACCTAGCGGCGTAGCGGCAGGTCTCTTGAATGCGTTCTACCAAACTGTGTTTTACTTCTCGGGGGTTGCTCGCTCGATTAAGGTTACAACAGGCAAAGCCAGCTTCAACAATGAGGTCTTCTTTGACCACATGGAATTCGGCACACCGCCTGACTTGCCTGACGCTCCTATTCTCACGTTTAACTGGGAGCTAGGCGGCTTGTTGACAACAAGCAGTCAGTCTCAATGGGACGGTGTTAAGTACGGCATGGACTTTGAGGGCCTCATTCCAGGAGCTAATGCCTCTGCCGGCACCTATGCACCTGTCAGCGTGGGCTCGTTCTACGATAGCTTGTACCCCGGCACCGTCTTTACTAATGCGGTAGCTGTGCGCTCCAAGGCTACCGGCGGCACGGCCCAGTTCAACGTTCGCACGCTCGACTCACCGTCAGGCGCGGTGCTCAACTTAGGCAAAACGGCGCTGAAAGTTGCGACCGGTCAGGCGAGCATGACTATTGCGTTGCCGAGCACAAGCACCAAAGGTGCTATCTCGTTCTACTATGCATCAGCCTCTCCGGTTACTTTGATCGCTGGCGTCGGCACTAAAACATTGCCTGCTACAGGCACTTGCAGCTTGCCTGACGTTGACAATGTCTACTGCCAGTGGAAGCTTTGCAGGCTTGAGAGCGAAAACGCTACGATCAACTCGCTGACTATCTCAAGCGCTGATCCGAACATGATGGTCGATAACCTGACCAATGGCTACCCGATCCCGCTGTCAGGTGCGCTGCCGACAGTTGATAACCTGGTTGACGACTACTTCAACAATGGCACAGATTCGCGTGGCATTTCAGGCCCGCTAGTACCGTCTGGACCACCGTACCCGCACATTTACGGCGTGCAGGCTCCTAGCTGGGTTCGTGCATGCTATTCTGACGGCCCTGAGATTGCGCCTGACTTTTACTACAAGTCAGGCGAGGGCATCTACCCAGGCATCTACAGCTGGACCGCGCTGCAGAACCTTAGCAATGACCCAAAGTACATCAATGTAGTTGACGGCTTCATCAATGAATGCTCGCTGTTTGTGCTCATGGGTACAATTGTAGGCGTCTACTCAGGCTTGAACGGTACAGGTACATTACTGCAAAGTACACCCGACGTGCAGCACAGCTATACAGATGGAGGCTACACTAAGTTTACATTTGGGGGTTGGGCCCGTTCGATTGCCTTTGACACCGATCCCGCTATTGTTGATGGCTTGCGCTTTGGCTATTCATCAACAAACTCGATTATTCCCACTGTACCTTCGCCTGAAATTTTTGACTCAGATTCCACAAACATTGTAGAAGGTGTAAACCAACTAACCAATGACAGTGAAACACCGATCATTTTCCTACCCGACGGTTTAATCTATCGAGACACCCAATTCTCCCCATCGGCTAGCCATTGGATGCGCGAGCCAACGCCGTATTCAAACGTAGGTACGTTAGTACAGTTCTCATTTGACGGGCTAACAGACGGCGCAACCGCGTTCCCGAACAGCGGCACTTTAGGCGGTACCTGGAGCTCAACAGGTTCAAACTGTTCAGCGAGCACTAATGCTTCAAAGTGGGGCACGTCATCGCTCCACGTGACTCCGAACAACAGTGAGCATGCCATCAAGCTGATTTGGCCGACAATGTTCTACTTGCGATCGCAAGTAGGCACGCTTGAAGCTTGGGTGCGTCCTGAAGTAGGTGCTTCCGAGCCGTACGGTAAAACTGCCATCATGTATTGGATCTACGGCTATGGTAACACCAGCACGCCGTGGAACCAGGGTGCCAGCAGCACAGGCTCGGCTTACACACCAGGCATGGGCATCATCTACGCTCATGCTAGTACGACACCAGGTCAAACAGTGCTCGAAGCCTGGCTCAATCAACGCTTCATCGGCAGCATATCCGTTGCTAATAGCCAGTTCCACCATGTAGCATTTACATTGAATGCCGGGTCTGGTGGTCAGTTCATGACCTTCTTTGTTAACGGTGCGCAGGTTGCAACCGGCTCGGTTACCGGCGTTAACTACTCGAACCCTGACTTCTCGCTCGTTGTCGTTGGTCAGTCTGACCGAACAGGCACCTTCAGCTACTACCTGTCTGACGTGCGTTTGACTCGAGGCACGCAGCGTTACACCGGCGCTTACACCCTACCGACAGCAGCCTTCACCGCTCAGACCCCATATGAATTTGAGGGTCAAACCCGGTGGATCCGTGCTTACCCTGTTTCGTCAGCGGCCGGCGAGCAAGATCCCGCCAGCGGCTTTAATATCCCTGATGCATATGCAGGCGAGGAGCTTTACACCTGGCATAAGATGGACGTGCCTCGTTCATTTGGCATCAATCACCGATACAATAATCTCCTGACATTACGCTTTCAAATTGCAACAGACAGCGCCGGCGCAAACATCGTGGCCGAGTCGCTGGGTAACGGTGCGGCTAACTTGAAGGGTGTGGGTCACGCCATTGTCGGCGGCGCTCAGTTAATCTATCGCCAGACAACATTGTTGACTCAAGGTAAGTTCGAAGTCTTTACTGATCAGAGCACGTTTAGCGATGCGCGCAACGCACTGCGTAACAGGCATTTCAAGTTCCGTGAAGAGACTTTTGAAAGCTTCACATCGGGGTCGGCGACCCCGTTGGTTCTCAACTTTGTCGATGAGGCCGACGGTTCGCTGATCACCTGCACGGTTACAGGTTCAGCTGTCATCGCTAGCTCGTCGGCTACAGGCCAACGTAACACTACCGTTGCAGGCCAACGTTGGCTCTCGCTTAGCGGTCCAACGACCTTCACCTTTGACTCGCCAATTACAGCATTTGGCTGCTACACAACAGACATCGGTGACGGCGGCTATGTCAAGCTCTTGTTGACAGACACGACGGGCACGGTTAAGGAGGTCGTGCTGAAGCATAGCTTGGCTCAAGCTAGCGGGTTGCAGAACTACATCGGCTTCCACCACCCAGGCAACGAGTATGTTAGCGTAACGATCAGCAACACGACTACCTTCGGCGACATGGGCATCGATGACCTGTTTGTCGGCACTCGGAGCCAGCTGAATCAGCTGGTACAAACGCTTACTAGCCCATTCACCGCCTCAGCACTGTCACCAATTGGCAGCTCTCGTGCTAGCAACGGCGGTGCTTGGGTTGACCTGTACGGCAACAACAGCCACACAGCTCTTGTTGAAACAGGCGCTGGTACAGTTCAAGTTGACACCTCAAAGGTGGGCAACACGCGCTACGGCGTCTACCTTGATAAGGGCACATCAACGCCCGATGTCACGCTGTTTGTTAACTTCAACATCACGCCGCTGTTCTTTGTTCAACCTGATCTTGAGCTCGGAGTCATCGCTCGTAAGAACGGCAATGACTACTACCACTTGACCTATACGTACTATGCGGCGGGCGCGCCTGCCTTTGAACGCACGTATGATAACGGCGACTGGACTACTATGGTTACGTTGACCCACTACCCGTCGGGCGAGGTGCTCTTTGGGCCGTACTACTACAGCGACCCATCATTCGGTACCATCAGGTGGGACATTCAAGGTAACACTCATACGTTATACGTCGAGTCATTTTACGGCAACAACCCAGCGCTGCCTGGCGGCGTTAACTATGACGGCATCCTCTGCCAAATTGTCGACGACCGTAATTTGACAGGCACTCAGCATGGCTTCACCATCAAGCAACCTTCGCTATAACAGATATGACACTTACTACAATTAGCCAGTTTGACGTGTATGAGCGGCACGCCCCTCGTCCAGCCCTCATCGAGCCAGTGACAACCTGCTTTGCTGAAGGTGCAACACCCTCGCAAGCGCTGTTTGCTAACTTAAAGAGAACTATGCAGGCGGCCGCCGTCGCGGACTTTACCGCTGAGAACGGCCAGGTCGCGCCGCTGACAGCGAGCGCATCGGGCGCCGGCGGGGTGACGTTTGCCATTGCAGGAGCCGGCGCTGTAGCGGCTAACGGCTTTGTGAGCACAAGCGCTAGCACGACGTTCACGCCCGCTTACTCGACGGCGCTGGTCACTTACTTCGGTGAGACCGCAAGCCCAACACCAGGCGTGCCTGACGTGCTAGGGGGCCCGTACTTGGCAAAGCAGCGTTACCTTGCGGCTATCGGCTCGTCGATGAACTCGGCACCGCCCACAGTGGTCAACTTTGAAGGTCAAACTACGGGCGCCACCTCGCTGACGATTGACGTTGCAAACTACTACTCGACCCAATCTGGCACGGGTTTCACCCCAACCATCTATAGCCCAACAACATGCACGGTCACAGGCGCTACCGTTGCCGCAACTCAGACCCTTGGCAGGTTCAACGTGGACGGCGGCCTGGGCACCAACGGCAAGTACCTAGCATGTACATCGGGCACAGACGTCGTCTTCACCTTCGACTATGGTATTTCGGCTTTTGGCTTCTATGCTACGGACCTTGGCGACGTTGAAGGAGCCCTAATGCTTTACATGCTGCCTGATGATGGCGGCGCTGAAGAGTCTGTGGTGGCAAAGGCAACGGCAGGTACTAACGGCAACCTAGTCTTTTTTGGCTTCACCAACCCCACCAAGCGGTATACCCGAGTGCGTCTAGTCTGTGCCACACCCGTGGACATCTACGGCATTGATCAGGTGATCACTGCGTGCGGCATGATGGTGCTCAACCCGAACCCGATGAAGGCCTTCGGCTTGACACTGCTTGACTACGGCAAGACCGTAGGCACAACCTACTCGGCCCAAGTCGTGACGACCCAAGCCACTTACAACTTCACGCTGCCTGTCACCACGACTGGGGCTACAGGCAGCCGTGCGTTCTGGGGCTTCAAGTGCAACGGCGGCCACAAGATCACGTCGGTGACGGTCACGTCATCAACTTCTAGCGATGCGCCTACCTTTGATGACGTAATGATCGGCTTTCCCTACTACTCATAAATGCCGCTTTAGCGGCCTTCATATTAGAATAGCATATCATGACAAATATCGTCAAGCGAGACGCATTCAGCGTCACCTTTACCGGCGCGCCGGAGCTAGCCGCTCTCGAGTCGCACGTGCTCGCCGTTGACCTCGGCACCGAGCTCTTCAACGAAGCGGGCGGCACTGATCACCGGACCCACACGCTCATCGTCTGGCTCGAGGATGATGAGGCAAACCAGGTCATGGGAGCCATTCGCGCCTGGGTCAAAAAGGGCAACGCGCAGTTCACCTTGAGCATGAAGGTGCTGAAAGAAGGCGGCGGCGTCAAGGACCTCTACGTGTTTGAGCACGCAATGCTTAATGCCGTGCAGCACTCAATCTTTACTCGCGAGAGCCAAGACGAGCGTTTTGAGGTTCAACTGGGCAGCCATAAGTACATTAGCCACATCGGGAAGCTTAAGCAGCCAGAGGCTCGGGAGCTGTCAGCTAAGCTCCTACAGATCGCGTTCGTTAGCGTTGATCATCACATCACAGACAATATGCAATGATCACTGTTTTCTTAACAGCGCATGGCCAAGTGAGACTCGCGCATCTTTTGACGAGTTTCAGCTGAAACAGGCGGTCGCTTCTTTGCCATCATCGAAAGATGAGCACGATGTTCCGGCGTCATTGTCAACTTCACGGTTACTTCCATGAGTTCGGCTCTTTGTGTTAAGCATCATGTGAACTGCCAACAACATCTTGTTTTTGGCTTTACCTTGAGTCATCTTGATAAGCATCCTATGGCAAAGAAAATGTTCACAGGCTGTTAATTGAACCTTATTAGAGTCATCATCTAATCCTCCCAACGACAGTGGGATTACATGATGGTTTTCAACATATCCACTGTTTGATCGAGTCTTAGCACGATCAACAATTTTGTATACCAGATGGTATATTTGTTAAGCAGAAATATATGACTATATACCGATACGGCAGTATTGTCCCTCTTATCGGTGGGAACACGATTGCCGCGAGGAACGTGCTAGGTTATGATCCTGAAGCATTGCTGACCTACAAGGCCTTCGCCGACAATGAGAAGAACCTCCGCGCTTACATGCCGCAGGTTCCTTATGAGGTGCTGGATGACGGCGGCGACCAAGCTGCTCTCGCCGGTGCTGACTTCATCACGGCTCTCTGCCCGTGTGCCGGCCTGTCCACGCTGGGCACCGGCGATGCGACGATGCGTGAGAACGCCAACAGCTGGATGTTTGCCTCAGCGAAGCACGTGCTCGGCACGCTAAAGCCGAAGGTCTTTTGGGGCGAGAACGCTCCTGCGATGTATGAGAGCAAGCTCGGCGAGTCTGTCCGTGAGCGCCTCAAGCAGATCGCCGACGACAACGGCTACACGATGTCGTTCTACTTCACCAGCACCCACCTGCATGGAGTGCCGCAACGGCGTCACCGCACGTTCTACTTCTTCTGGCGCGAGCAAGGCCGCGTGCCGGTCATGCCGTACTACCACAAGCAGGCTCCAACCTGGGGCGAGTATATGGCTCAGATCCCGGCCGGCGCTACCCAGCATGATGACGACAAGGAACGCGCCTACAAGCAGCTGCGCTCCACTCGCTTCGCCAAGTTTGCCCACGCACGCTTCGGCGAAGGCTTCCCTGACGTGATCCGTGAGCGGATGCGTGAGCAGGGCAAGACGATGGTGACCGTTCAAGACTTTGTGTTGAAGGACCCGAAGGCTCCCGAGCGGCCAAAAGAGATGCGTGACTGGTATTCCGAGCCTGCGCAAGCTGCGGCTGACCCGCGCGCCGCGGCCTACTTTGACCGCATCCATCACAAGATGTTTGTTGAGGACAAGGGCATCTGGGACGACTCGCCGTCCATCTTCCTACCTGAGGTCAACTTCAACGCCCTGATCGGTCGGACCACCGATGCGGCTCACCCGTATGAGCACCGCTCGCTGACCATCCGTGAGTGCCTGCACATGATGGCCCTGCCAAACGACTTCAACCTCGTGACGAAGACCATCAACCACATCTGCCAGAATGTCCCAGTCTGCACGGCTTCGGACATGACTCGCGGTGTGGTTGACTACCTCGAAGGTCGGCTACCGTTTACCGACGGCGACGTGGTCTGGCAGAACAACTTCAAGCATACCGTTGATAAGATCAACGGCGAGAGCAAGCTGATTAGCTTCTGATGTCAACCTTCAGCATAAGCTCCTGGTCAATCGAAGTGGCTCCGCGTAAGCTTAAGGCTAATTGGACGAGCAGGTGCAAGATCTAAAGCAAGAGCAGCAAGAGCATGGCCTGGATCTCGAGGACGAAATTGCTAGGATCTTGAGCGAGGAAATTGCTCGAGCGGCAGCTGAAGCAATCGAGGAAGCTCTTGAAGAGATAGTAGCATTAGGGTACAAGGCAAAAGATGGCCCGATAGCCGACGGCTATTTCTATTGCCCTTATGTACCCTTGCTTGATATCAAGCCTAAGCACCACCCGTATACACCGCATGAGCCGCTCGCTAGTAAACTTGAAGGATGGGCCCGCGCCCCTCAACTCGGTCTATATCGGGCGGCCCGGGAAGTGGGGCAACCCGTTCATCCTTGGCCAGGACGGCACGAGGACGGTAGTCATCGAAAAGTACCGCACCTACCTGTTGAATAACCCAGAGCTCCTAGGACAGCTTGAAGAGCTTCGCGGCAAGTGGCTTGTTTGCCACTGTGCGCCTAAGGCATGCCACGGCGACGTGCTTCTAGAACTGCTTAACCCACCAAAACAGCTGCTAAACTATGAATAACGAAACCCTCGCTGAAGCCCTCGCCCTCAAGGAAGAGATTAACTGTCAATCGGTCAATATCCGCCGCCTTGATGAAGCTCTAGAATGCGCCAAGCGCCAACCTGAAGTCTTCGATCCGCAAATGTCAATCGACGTCAACTTCAACCTCGAGCTTGGCAAGGTGGGCAAGGAGTTCTTCATCGCTGCGCTCGAGAAGGTACGTACGCTGTATGAGCTGAAGCTCGGCCGTGCCAAGGAAGGCTTCAGGGACTTGTGATGAACGCTGAGCTGTTGAAGAAAGCCGTCGGCCTCCAAGGCCTCATCGATGACCTCGAGACCGAGATCAATAGCATGCGGAACATTCGGGACCGGAACAGTTACATGTACCCGCAGCAAGTCAAGATCGCCTACCTCGGCGATGAGGGGTACAACCGGGTCGTTGACCTGATGATCGAGATCATGACCGGTCGGCGCGAGCAAGCTCAAGCGGAATTTGACGTCCTTTGAAAGCTGACTAGTAAATACAAGTGTAGCTGCAAGCATTCTTGAGAAAAGCTGCTCACGCTAAGTGCAATGCAGACCGAAATGATTTACCCTCGCTGCAGCTACACCTAATTCTACCAGGCTAATTAGCCTCGCAAATGCCGCCGTGATTACAATATCATAGCGGCATTTTACTCTTCTAGCTACAGACAAATGACAAAGATAACGGTGATCAAACGCACTGGGGTGCGGGTACCGCTTCAGATTGAGAAGATCCAAAAGCAAGTAGCGATGGCCTGCGCAGGCATCGCGGACGTGTCCCAATCCTTGGTTGAGATGCGGGCCAACATTGAGCTCTTTGATGGCATTGAGACCACGACCATTGACGAGCTGCTGATCCGTTCAGCGGTCAACTTGATTACCGACCCGGTTGGGCATGTCAACTATCAGTACGTAGCAGGTCGGCTTCGGGTCTCGACCCTGCGCAAGGAGGTCTACGGCAGGTACACGCCGCCTAGCCTCTACGACATTGTGGTCACCAATGTTGCGGCCGGCGTCTACACCAAGGACCTCCTCGAGTGGTACACGAAGGAGGAGTGGGACCAGATCGGCTCCTTCATTGACCATGAGAAGGATGAGGACTACTCGTACGCGGCCATCGAGCAGCTTATCGACAAGTACTTGGTGCGCAACAGGGTGACCGGCAAGATGTACGAGACCCCGCAGGTCCGCTATGCAGTTGCGGGCGCTACGGCCTTCCACGCTGAAGCCAAGAACGTGCGGATGCGCTGGGTCAAGGACTACTACAACTGCGGCTCCGACGGCCTGTTCACGCTGGCCACGCCGGTGCTCGCCGGCCTCGGCACCCCGACCAAGCAGTTCAGCTCCTGCGTTCTCATCAAGTCCGACGACACTCTGAAGAGCATCTTTGCGGCGGGTGAAATGATGGCCGACTACGCCTCAAAGCGGGCAGGAATCGGCCTCGAAGTTGGTAGGATCCGCCCGTTGGGAGCCGCAATCCGAGGCGGTGAGATCAAGCACACTGGTCTGGTTCCGTTTCTCAAGAAGTGGTTCGCTGACCTCCGTTCATGCTCGCAAGGCGGCATCCGCAACGCTTCGGCTACGGTCACCTTCCCGATCTGGCACGCGCAGTTTGAAGACCTGATCGTCCTGAAGAACAACCAAGGCACCGACGAGACTCGTGTCCGCCACATGGACTACAGCGTTGCGCTGTCAGGCTTATTCTGGAAGCGCCTGTTGAGCCAAGGCACGATTACGCTGTTTGACCCGAGCCAAGTCCCCGAGCTGTATGAGGCCTTCTACTCGGACATCGACCTCTTCGACAAGCTGTACGTAGAGGCTGAACGTCGTACCGACATTACCAAGAAGGTGCTGACGGCTGACCAGGTTGTCCGCGCGCTCTTCATCAAGGAGCGCACCGACACCGGTCGCATCTACATGATGTTCGTCGACAACGTGCAGAAGCAAGGCCCGTTTGACACCACGCTCGACCCGATCTACCAGTCCAACCTCTGTCAAGAGATCCTGCTGCCGACTCGCGCCTTCCAACGCGTTGATGACCCGAACGGTCGGATCGCGCTGTGCACCTTGGGCTCGATCAACTGGGGTGCCTTCCGCAACCCGGAGGACATGAAGCGCGCTTGCCGCGTGCTGGTCCGCTCGCTTGACAACCTGCTCTCCTACCAGGACTTCCTGTCCGTCCAGTCTGAACTGTCCAACCTTGAGTTCAGGCCGTTAGGCGTCGGCATCACCAACTTGGCTTACTGGCACGCTAAGCGCAACTTCAAGTACGGTGATGATGAAGCCCTAGGCGAGGTCAAGCGTTGGATGGAGCAGCAGGTCTACTTCCTGACAGAAGCTTCCGTTGACCTGGCTGAAGAGCGCGGCGCATGCACTCGCTCACAGCATACCTACTACGGCCACGGCGTCTTCCCTTGGGAGCGTCGAGCTTTCGGCGTCAACGAGCTGACCGACTTCTCGCCTGAGATTGATTGGGAGCCGTTGCGCGACCGCATGCTACAGCACGGCGTGCGCTGTGCTACTAACAGCGCGGTGGCGCCGGTTGAGAGCTCCTCCGTGGTCATCAACTCAACCAACGGCGTTGAGATGCCGATGGCCCTCATCTCGATCAAGGAGTCCAAGGGCTCGCTGCTGATCCAGGTGGTGCCTGAGTACTCGAAGCTGAAGAACCGCTATCAGCTGATGTGGGAACAGACCGACTGCATCCAGTACCTCAAAACGGTGGCGGTCATTGCGGCTTACACCGATCAATCCATCAGCACCAACACGTTCTACAACCCGAAATTCTTCCGAAGCGATGACCCGAAGAAGGACCGCAAGGTCCCTGTTAACCTGGTCATCGGCAACCTGATGAAGGGCTACAAGTGGGGCTTGAAGACCTTCTACTACAGCCTGATTGACAAGCAAGGTGCCAAGGCTGACGCTGAGGTCGCCCCATCCATGACACCCACTCCCGAGCTAGAGCTCGAAGATGATTGCGAGACGTGCAAACTATGACATCCCTTCCTAAGCTAAAAGCGACTGTTACTTACATGTCGCGTCCGTCCATGGAATATGACGAGCAAGAGGTCATGATTCCTCCGACCGAGGCATCGCCTGATGGGCGTGTTATGAACCTGACCAATCCGCGATGGGCATTGGCGATTGCCGGCTTCGAAGACACCAATGAGGCCATCGCTGAGGCTTACGAGCATGACAACGTCTTTGACATGGAGGTTGACCTGGGTACGGGCGAGTGCTGGTACCTCCACTGCTGTTCGTTTGAGTCGCTTGACCTGCGGACGAAGTCCGACATCGCGATCTCGTTTGCTCACGCACGGCTACTGTGATCAGCTACTTCAAGAGCCTGCTTGAGGGCTGGAACACCAGGCAAGAGGCTCTCAGGCTCCAGCAGCTGCTCATTGATGCAGGCTACGAGGTCTCGAGCAAGCTGACTTGGTAGATCGCAAAGACCAACATCGGTGACATCACAAATGTTTGCGTGTTCGTGCTCATCAACGGCCCGATAAAGCCGTATGTGCAAACTCGCTACATGGTGCATGTCCCCTGACAACCATGAAAATGAGATTTGTATCAGTGTCGAGCCAGCGATCCTGACTCCCTTGACCCCCACCGACTACCTCTACACCGACACGCCTTCATTTGCTGACGCTAGCGATGTAGCCCGATTCTTCACCGACAATATCTTCGTATGAGCACTTACGACTTTTCTAAGCCAACAAACTACCTGAGCCGCCGGATGTTCCTTGACGGTCGCGTGACCGTTCAGCGCTTCGAGGAGGTTCGCTACCCAAAGATCGAGAAGTTCAATGACACGGCGGAGGGGTTTTTCTGGCGCCCGCAGGAAATCACCTTAATGAAGGACAAGACCGACTTTAAGGAGGCATCTGATGCCGTTCGGCACATCTTCACGAGTAACCTCCTTCGGCAAACAGCGCTCGATTCGATCCAGGGCCGAGGCCCAACTCAGGTCTTTACACCGATCGCTTCGATCCCTGAGCTTGAGCTGTTGTTCAACAACTGGGGTTTCTTCGAGGCGAACATCCACTCGAAGGCCTACAGCTGGATCATCCGTAACATCTACGGCCAGCCCAAGGATGAGTTCAACAAGATCCATGACACGGTCGAGATCGTGCAGATGGCTGCCAGGATCGGCGAGCACTATGATGAGCTTCATCGGCTTAATTCGCTGATCGCTACCGGCCAACATGTGCATGAAGAGCTGCATGTCGACGCCATCTGGATGGCCCTTAACGCCAGCTACGCGCTCGAGGCGATCCGTTTCATGGTTTCATTCGCAACCAGCCTCGGCATGGTTGAGAACAAGATCTTCATCGGCAACGGCAACATCATCAGCCTGATCCTGCAGGATGAGCTGCTGCACAAGGACTGGACCGCCTACATCATCAACCAATGCGTTAAGGATGATGACCGGTTCAAAGCCGCCAAGGAGCGCTGCAAGGACAAGGCCTACCAACTTTACCTCGACGTGATCGCTGAGGAGAAGGCTTGGGCTGACTACCTGTTCAAGAAGGGCGTGGTCATAGGCTTGAATGCACAGATCATGAAGGACTTCGTGGATTGGACAGCCATTGACGTGCTGAAGGCCATCGGCGTCAAGTACACCGCGGTGGTGCCGAAGAGCAACCCGCTGCCCTGGTTCAACAAGCACTCGAACACCTCGATGAAGCAGACCGCGCTGCAGGAGAACGAGTCCACCGCTTACGTCATCGGAGCCCTCGACGATGAGCTTGACCTCAGCACACTCCCGACTCTCTGACTACGAGCTTGAACTGCAGCGCGAGTACATGTCCGGGATAGTCCCGGTCAAGAGCCAGAAGCGCTGTGGCCCTCAAGCTGCAGCAGCTGCTAGTCGACTCAGGGATAGATACTTCCCTTAAGCAAATCGGCGCGTCAACACGAGCTCCGCTAAGCAGCAGGGCAACCTCATGCGTGTCAGTGTTAAGCTGCACACGAGTCGGCGACTACATCATCTCGGCGGCTGTGGTTTCAGACATCGCGGTTAACGCGCTAAACCTTCGCGAAGTTGAGCGGATAGCCGTAAAGGTCACCAGCTCAGGCTTTTTCAGGGTCGATCAGCCGATTCAAAACATCCTTGCTACCGTTGACCTAGCCCATACCTATATCATAGGCCACCTCCCTAAAACCCTAACCAACCATGTACACAGTCTACACCAAAGACGGCTGCCCCCAGTGCGACCGCGCAAAAGCCATGCTAACCTCCAAGAGCGAGCCGTTTCAAGCAGTTAAGATCGGAGCTGACATCACACTCGAAGCCTTCCGTCAGCTTTACCCAGCCGTTAAAGCCGTGCCGTTCATCGTCGCTGAAGACCGGTCGGTCGGCGGCTTTAATGAACTTAGCAGGTTGCTGGCCGATAAATAAGGGTACAACAATGCACGCATAGGCGTGCGAACCCTCACGCCTAGGAGCTCACATGTCCCTCACCGGAAAAGTTCACACCATCACGATCAACCGCACCGGCCCGTCTGGTTCACCAGTCATCACCCTGGTTTCGTTCTCCGCAGTCGACTTCATCCATGAGTCGGGCGCCGCTACCGCAACTTCGGTCACGAAGGACGACATCGCGATGACGATCAATGACACGTACACCGTCAAGATCGCTTACCCGAACGGCTCGGTGCCTGCAACCAGCACAACGCTGGCTAACCTGGTCACGGCCGCTTCAAGCGCTGTCACGACCAAGTACGGCGCTGGCGAACTCGCGTAAGCTGGTTCGGGTGATGCGCTACCCTTAAGTGCGAACTTAAAACCTAAAGGCCTGGTCAGTTGACCAGGCCTTTTACTTTGCTCGATAATAAATAGCAGCATGTCCCTCAATACCAACCTCGTAGAATACTGGCCGCTAACGACTAACAATCTGGTCGGTTCATTCGGAGGCAACACCTTCTCACAAGGTGGCGGCTTGACATGGGACTCGACAAATTCATGCTGGACCGTAACTTCAGCTACGAATCCGTACTTGCTGTGCACCACGATCACATTGGGCACGCCGTTTACTATAGCTGTACAGGCTTACGTTAACGGTGGTGCAAGCGGTGACTACACGTTCATCGGTTACACGACAAGCGCAGGTAACTATTGGCAGCTTTATCAAACCGGTAGCACAAACACAGCAAGCGCTAAGACGCGTAACGGTGGCACCGCGGATGAAGCGCTAAGCGCCGCTCTTTCTGGAGCTGTTTATAACAACACGGCGTGTGTATACGGCGGTGCTACAAGTCGTCAGGTATACCTGGGTGGCACGCTGTCATCCGCTAATACAACATCGGTTACACCTACGGGTAGCTCGAAGTACCTAACTATCGGCTCGATCTTTGACGGTACTACAGCGTCGGGCAATGTTAACACCGGCTGGCGTTTTAAGAATGTCGCTGTTTGGTCGCGTACGCTCACGCAAGCTGAGCTCGACGCATACTTTGCTGCGCCTGCTACAGTTCTCGGACCGACGATCAACAACCAGCCATCAAGCGTAACTGTAACAGCAGGCGTTACGGCTACATTTACTGTTACCGCGACCGCAAATGCAGGCTCGCTGACTTATCAATGGCAGTGCAGCGTCAATAGCGGTTCGAGCTGGTCAAATGTCTCAACAGGTACTGGTGGCACGACAGCCTCTTATACAACCGCTGCAGCGACCGTTACAGGTGGCAGCGCAAACAACGGCGACTGGTACCAGTGCGTAGTCACGGATAGCAACGGGTCGTCGACAACAACGGCTGCTACCTTGACAGTGGTTGTCGGCTTAAAGCCTGTTGTGCTTAAGAATGGTCGCTTGACCGTTATGCAAAGCGGAGACTTGATCGACCCGGCAGTCTTACCGTCTTCAAGCGGCGGTACAGGCATCAACGCTCGCGTGGCGTCAACAGCTAACCTGACCCTAACAGCTCCTGGCCCGACAATTGACGGTGTCATCATGGTGAGCGGTGACATGGTGCTGGTTAAGAATCAGACCACCGGCTCTCAAAACGGCGTCTACACTTACAACGGCTCAGCGTCAACGATGACGCGCATCTCAGGCCTGGATTCAAGCGCCGAAGCGATCACTGGCTTGCTGGTAACCGTGGCTGAAGGCACCGCAAACGCCACAACGGTGTGGATGCTAAGCACCTACCAGCCGATCACCCTTAACACCACGTCCCTCGCCTTCACGCAGATCAGCCAGAACGGCACAGTCATAATCTCGACTGATGTGACCGTTGACTTCGGCACGATCCCAACTTATGCTAAGCAGTTCTCAATCTCCCTTGCAGGCCTACAGGTTGGTCAGCGTGTGCAGTGTGTCACCTCAGGCTACACACCAATCGGCGTCTACTTTGACGAGCATGAGTTCGGCGTGCTGCAATGGGTCGGCAAGGTCGTAACCGCTGACACGCTGCTGCTGCTAGGCACGTCTACAAGCCCGATCAAAGGCCAACGCATCTGCCAAGTGACGGCGAAGGTCGGCACATCGCAAATGTTCATCACGTCGGGTCAACCGACGGTTCCTGACTTCACGCTCCAAGCGGCTAACATCATCTAAGAGGTTCCCATGTCCCAATATGCACAGTATGCGTCAACCGTTGCGGCCGCAGCCGTTGTCATCAGCGCCGCTAACACAGCCCGTGACGGCACAGGCACGATCGTAGACGTGCTAACCGGTGGTTCAAGCGGTACTCGCATTGATGACCTGACGGTCACGGCCCAAGGTACTACCACGGCCGGCGTAGTGCGCATCTTCGTTTCAGACGGCACGAACACGCGCTTGTGGAAGGAAATCCTGGTGCCGGCAAATACACCGTCAACGACCAACGCCACTTGGTCCTATAGCGTGTCTGACCTTGCGCTCATCATTAAGTCAGGCTGGAAGCTGCGCGCTAGCACTCACAACGCTGAGTCCTTCAACGTGCTTGTGACTCGGGCCGGTGACTTCTAATGAACAAGGGTGTGTTTGCGGGTGCAGGCGCAAGGCCTATTGTCGGCTTTGGCAAGCTGACTTACGGCATCGACTATCAGAACAAGGACTATGCACCCGTGATGGGTCAAAAGACCTATGTTACGAATGCACCTGCGGATCTTAAGAGGATCTATCCCAAGATCACGCTTAAACAGCACTTCACCCCGTTCTTGGTTGTCGACATCATTTGGACAGGGTCGTTGTGGGCGGCTATAAGCGCTACTCAATTTTCAACAACAACCGACTTTATCACGTGGTCATCGCCTGTTACACTGCCTGCAAATACAGGCTATGTTTGGCGTATGCTAGGCTATAACGGCTCGCAGTATGTCGTAATCGGCACAGCTATAGGAAAACGGTCACCCTTCGACACGCTTGGCGCCAGCGTCTATACAGCATATTCGACAGCCGGTACAACTTGGACTGCAGGTTCGACGCTGACTGGCTTTTGCGCTTCAACAGGCGCGCTTATAAGCGCTCTCTTGTGGGACGGCACAGCTTGGATCGCTAGCATCATGCAGCATGATTCATACCAAACTGATTATGGTGGCATGATTAGGTCGACTAACGGGTCAACTTGGACAACGGTGTTTAGCGGTCGTGACGTTAAGCATGTAAGCGGCACAAGCTCATTGCTTTTAGCAACTACCGTACCAGGTACTACCGAAATCTATAAGTCAACAGACCATGGCGTGACTTGGACTCGTGCCGGATATGCTTCTAGCGCTCACCCGTTCTGCTATGTTAACAGCACGTGGGTAGTCTCTACTCGAAATGGTAGGCTGATGTCATCGGCTAACGGCACGTCCTGGACAGGCACCTTTAATCTAGCCGCGGGAGATGATGACAACATATTGGCGTGTGCAAATTCGCCGGTGATGAGCCTAGGCAGCTATTGGTTAAGAGCCTTTGTCAACATTAGTGCACGATCAGGCTATGACGATGTGCCATGCCAAGGCGAAAACTTGCTTTCAGTTAGCGCTGGGCTAGATCAAGTTCCGGTAGTATATGACTTTTACGAAGTTCCGATGATTTTGAATGGAGTGTATGCTGCTAATAGCAGGGCATTCATGTATACTAAATACTCAGCGGATGATGAATTCATGACGGCTCCATTTATCGGTGAAGTTATCATCGATCCATCTACTATGCAGGTACCGTTAATTACTTGGGACCTCTTAACAGCTAACAACCTTTACGTGAAGGTCAGATGAATAAGGGTCAGCGAATCGGCTTTCGAGGCGACAAGAATCCAGCCGATGTAACCAACAGTGAAGTAGGTAAGCTTACCTACTCAATGCTAACGCATCCTGACGAGATCGACCTTAACCAAGGTGGGCAACCCGTTGACACGTCTAAGATGACGTTGCTGCAACAGCAGCGCTTCGGTGTAGTTAACTCTACACCCATGCTGTTTGTTCCTGGCACTGATGTCTTGACCCTTGCGCCGGGCGCAATTGTATGCATAGGTGGCCCTGCATACCTCCTAGTCACTTATGACGCCAGCGGCGCGAATTTGCTAGTTTGGAAAACCGCTGACTTTGTTAATTGGGAGACATCATCAATTGCGTGGGCTAGCACCCAGTTTGCAGGTAGCATTTTATGGACAGGTAGCGAGTACCTAATGTTCTGCTATGATTTTGTCAACACTCGCACATTTGGCTGCTATTCAGCGGACGGGTTGTCGGGTTGGACGCAATTCACAATTTCTATCACAGAAGCTTTGCTATCATATGGCAATGGCATCCAGTCAGCAGCTACTCAAACAAAGATCTTTACTACTTTGAAGAATGACAGCGGTGTAGTGGGAATACCGTTAGTAATCAATAAGCCATTGTCAGCATCGCCGACGATGACCAGGAACCCCATTGTAGGTCCGGTGGGCTTTAAAATAACAGGTACCGGCCCAACTTCAAAGGGGGTCATAGTTGACAATGCATATTACACAGAGGACATGTCAACCTTCACCAAGGTGCTCGAAAATGGATGGGTCGTAGAAGCTCTGCCTTACAATAAAAGCGGTCAGCTGTTCACGGCGTACAGGACATCAATGTCTTATACCCTCCAGATGCTAGTGTC